CATCTATTGTAAAACTATTAAGATTATTTTTATCTAAATAATCAACATAGTATTCCAATAAAGCCGGATACATTGAATTAAACGGAATTGAATCGCCGGTATTTTTAAATACAATTGAAAAATTCATCACTATTGAGTGTTAGTAGTAGTAGGGTTTCCCCTACTACATACATTCAACTATTTACGCTTTTTGACGTGCCCGGATCATGGCCAAAATGTCTTCGGCTTTTTGTGTCACTGGAGCGGCTGCTGTAGGGGCTGCCACAGGCGCGGCTGCCACTGGCATGTCATCGTCTTCAAAGTCAGACGCCGGAGCTGCTTTTGGAGCGGCAACAGGTGCTGCCAAATCTTCACTGCTGGCGCTGCCTGCTGGTGCTGACACACCTGCTGGACGGAAATATGCTCCCCAGCGTTCTGTATCATACGGCTGGCCATCAACTGATGCTTCAAACATCTCTTTGATCACTTTAACAGCAGTAGCATCGGGCTTCTTGGGCAAGAATGTACTGAGATCAAACAGGCCGTGTGCTTCCATTGCTGCCTGTTCCACTTGAGTAAGTGCAGACTCTTTACGTGCCCACTTACTGGTGTTGTAGTCAGCAAAGCCACCTTTGGATGTTTTTGTGATACGGAAGTCCAGACCACGCAGAGTGTCTGTTGGCAATTCTTCCAATTCTGGATCCATCAACGCACCTTTGATGATGGTGAACAGTTGTGGGCCAATGATGAATCGACGAATGGGATTCTCTGGAGTCTTGTCGTCACCAATGGGGTTTTCACGAACAAAGCCTTGGAAAATGTAACTGCGTTTTTTCCAGTACTTGCGACCCATGTCTTCGAGACTCTTGTCCTTGAACCAGCCACGCACTTCGGTAAGAACTGGGCAGGTTTCTTGCCACATTTCCATACAGGGAATTTGTACGTACACTTGCTTGGATTCCATCTCACCCTTGATGCCATTGAATGGCAAACGAATCATTGCTCGTTCTTGCCAAAAGAATGTGTTTTTGCTGTTGCCGTCTGGGAGGAAACGGAGTGTTGTGGATGCGCCCTCTTCCATATTCCAGTGTGGATAAATTGCGTTATCGCCACCAGTGGATGTGCCACCTTTGTTGTTTTCTGCTGCTGCGAGACGTGCTCGGATTTCTGCTAATGATGCCATTTTAAGTTGCCTTTCTAAGTAGTATAAAATGTTTTCTAAGTTGCCTGTGATGCTAATGAAAAAAGCGTGTCACTGTTGTAGTGTACACGCTTTTGTTGTCAGCGTCAATGATATTTATGACGCGGTTGTTCAAATTGTAAATTTAGGCTGGCCGAATCATTCCTGACAGTTCACGCAAACGAGCCACTATGTCCTGCTCAACTTCGTCAAACTTTTGCAGTTTGCCCGAATGTCCGTATTGGCCTTGTAGTGCAGTTGTTTCTTCTAATGGTGGGTTGCCAGTTGTCACTGCAACCTCTTCTGCCATGCCAGCCAATGATTGCTCAACCTGTTTGATCCAACCACTTACATCGCTAGATCCAATTTCATCAGTATCGCCCACAAAGTCTGCAACATCGTCAATGGCGGCCATGACCTTTACCGGACCGTACTTGCTCAACAGGTCCGAACGTTGCAGTAAAATTCTGCGTGTGATGGCGCTGGCCACTGGACTGTCTTCCTGGCCTTCGTCCACTTGATCGTCTGGAAAGTTCTTAAGATGTCTAGGATCATGTTGTGGCGAGTATGTGATTCTTCCTTCTGGGCTTATCACGTGAGTAAAGTCGTAGCCTTCGTCATCCAGCTTGCGCATCAACTTTTTAGCACTGAAGAACGGATTGCCTTCTACTGGATACTGCATTACTTCTTCATCACTGTCCATAACAGTCCAAATGTTGTGACGTATAAAACGGCTTCGGTCTTCGGTGTCGGGTACACGATATGTTTCTGTCATATCTGTCTCGGAATGGGGCATTCCTGCTAGTTCTTGCAAACGAGCTATCGTATCCTGCTCGCCTTCGTACATGCTGCCGCACTCGTTTAATCCGTGTTCTGGGCAGTGTTCGCCTTCTGCACTGTGATTGCATGATCCGTCTGTTTCTTCACCAAATGCATCTTGTGCGGCGCTGCCTAGTTTAGCACCGGCCATTGTACCACCTGAACTTTTTGTCAGTGCAGCACCGGCTGCACCGCCAAGCACTGCTCCAAGCATACCATCTTGCAATAGTTCATTGTTCATTCCGCCATCAACTGAATATTCTTCATCTTCTTCGGCAACAGGAGCAACAGGCGCAACCGGGGCGGATGCAGAAATCTGAGCGCCTTTCAATGCAGACAACACAGTGTCAAACCCATCAATACCGTTGTCTGACAGTTCTTTAATACGAGCAAGAACCAAACTGCGGCAGTCAGCAGCGGCGTCTTGGTCAGCTAGATCGTGCAGTTGATCAAACAACTGATCATCGCCTACCAAACTATACAACTGTTCGGTTGCATTGGTTGCATCTGCACCCACTGGAAATTCCTGTGACAACAGCGCAACCAACTGCTGTTGTTCTTCTGGTGTGTCGGGTGTTGCCCATGTGCCTTCGACCAAGCGGTTGGCCCAGGCTTCAAATATGCTTGCTTCTTTCATTGCAGTTCCTTGTTGTTGTAAACGAGCCAAGATAGGTAAGGCCTGTTCAATTCGTGAATCAATTGTTTGTTCTACAAACAATGTTTTGATATCTTCTATAATCAGTTCTTGTTCAGTTATTTCGCCGGGATTCCAGTTTTCAAAATATGTGTTGTAGCCACGAGCAGATCCCAGTCCTTTCAGCGCACGGCTCACACCCGAGTGATACGCAGTGGCCTGGCTTACCAGGTCAGCTGTGTCATCTTCAAACACTCGTCCGTGACTGGCTCTACGAAAACGACTCAGCACATTGAGTTCTTCCACCATGTTGGCAATGTGTGCGCCGCGTAGATCGTAAGGACGGCCGCCCCGTCGCACATGCTCTACCATGGCACGGCCGCCGGCCAAGTTGCGAAATGGCAGCTTGTAGCGTTCGCCTTCGGCTGTTTCCACAAACAGACTTTCAATTTGACGATAACGTGCTTCGTCAATGCTCATTGGGCGTTTGTGACGTATCATTAGTCTCACTGACTCAGGGTCTCCGTTCCAACTCACATGCTTGGTGCCGTTCCAACTTTCATACAGGCCTTCACTCAAGGCAGCTTGTCCTTGCATGCTGTACTTGAGCTTGCTGATGTCTTGACCCTTGTAGGTCATGAAATTTCGTGTGGCAAAGTTTTTCAACTGTTGTTGAAAACTGTACCACTCTGTTTTGTCTTTGCTGTCCATGGTGCGGCCAAGATTGTCGCCGCTGAACAGTTCTAAGTTTTTATCGTCGCCCAGCATGACTACCACTGTGCCGTAGTTTTTTCCAGAAGAACTGATGAATTTGAAACTGATAATTTCAGAATTTTCTGATGATTGTGCAGGTGTAAGTTTGGGATCAAACCCTCTAGTGACCAAAAGATCAAAAAGTTGCTGTGCTGGTGTATTTTGTGCCATAGTGTTATATTTATACCAAGTGCGGCATTAGCGTAAGGTAGCAAAAAACGGCATGGGTTCTATCATAGTGTCGCCAAAGTCGCGCATCTGCGAATCCATTTCGGTATGATAGTTCTGCAACATCTGCATCATGCGGATGGCCAACAATACGCCCATCACTAGGTCATCAGTTTCACCTGGTTTGGCCGCATAGCTAGTTCCGTGCGCCACAAAAGTTTTGAGTTCTGATATCAGTGGAGCACTGTTGATGGTCAATTTTTTACTTTCCACTAGAATTTTCAACTTGCTACAGGCTGACAGTTTGCTTTTATGCGTGGTGTTGAAGCCTTTTCTTATTCTGCGAGCACCACCGGCTACTGAATTGTCACTGAGGAAGTAGCCTTGAATATTCTCTTCGCCAAATTCAGCCACACTGATCAGGGCAGCTTCGCCAATGGTGTTGTTTTCTATGCTGTAGTAAATGCTGTTGATGTCTTTTACTGTTTCATTTATGTGTGCGCAGACATCAGCAAGAATACGTGTCTGAGCCGGAATTGTGGTTCGGTTGTGACGCCACTCAGCCACTTGTATAGTTGTATTGGCTTCAAACACCTGTATAGCCGCAGGGTCGCCGCCGGTGCCCAAACTGGGATCCAGGGCCACCACATACAGTTTGCCTGCTTCGGGCCGCTTGTACCAGCGCACTTGCCCGGTTCTGTACAAGGGTTCCTGTTGTCCTGCCAGCTCAACCAAGATAGCTGGTGCAATTAAGGTTTCATCGTTGATGATAAATTCGCAGCCAATCTCTCGGCGGAATCGATCTGTGCCCAGTTGTGCTTCCATGCTGGCGCCCCAGGCTTCGTCTCGATCTGGGTGCTCTTGCCAAAAACTACGGAATGCTTTGAATCCGTTAATGCCCAGCGGTGTTGGGTTACCGTATTCATCTTCGCACTTGAGGGCGCTTTTCCACAACAGTGCAAACTGATCTTCGTCACTGTTAGGCGTTGATGTAATAATAGCCTTACCACCTGTTGCCAGTGTAGGCGAAATACTAGTCCAGAATTCTTTGGCAATAGTGGGTCGCACAAATGCAAATTCGTCAGCGTACAGTAGTGATATACTCATACCACGACCGGTTGTTTCTGTGGTTGTAGCAGATATAATACGACTGCCGTTTTCAAAGTCTATTGAGCCTTTGTTGTAACTGGTAACGCCGGCTCTAATATGATCTGGGCACAGCTCGTATGCAAAGCGTATGCGTTGCATGATCTCTTGAGCACCGGTATACTTGTGAGCAGCGATCAGTATGGTTGAGTCTGGTACAAACATGGCATACCACAACAGGTATCCAGCAGCACTCGTTGACTTGCCGGTCTGTCGCGGCATCATTGAGATCGAAAATCTATAGTTGTGATACACATTGATCAAGCGTTGTTGATATTCAAACGGATGGTACAACATTTTTCCCTGTGTAGGATGTTGTATGTAGAAAAAGTGATCGAGAAAATAGGCTGGACCGGTCACACTATCAGCACAGTCCATGAACTCTGTCATTTCTGTTTCAGTAAATGCCTGGCGCCGGTGTGGTGCCTTGATCAGTACGCCTTCTAGACTTTTAGCCATGCAGATCCTTTTGAATTTTTTCAACCAACTGTAGTCCTATATGTTGATTAGTTGGTATTCCAGGATGCATTAAATCTCGAGCGCTGCGATGCATTGGACCAAACTGCTGGTTGGGGTCGCATGCAAAATCATCAACATCTATTACAAAAATAGGAATGCCAAGTGTGTGGCATAGATAACGTATTGCTAATTCAGTTTTTTGCTTGTCAGTAATGCCATTGATCTCGTTCAGACTCCATGATTGATAGAACGAGCGATACACTTCTCGATTCCATAAATTTACAGCATGTGGTGTTATAACAATGCTATGATTGTCATCGCTGACCACTTCAAATCTATCTGCAAATGTTGTTTGTAAAATTACAATCTTGGGTTTTAATACAGGTAACCAATGGTGTGCAAGTCTAAATAGTACACCGTTAGATGCACCTGCCACTCCAAAATTATCAACCGGAAGATTTAATTCTTGGCCAACGTAATAGTGATATGTCTTATCCCATGGTAATCCAACACCAGTAGTGAAACTGCATCCAAATACCGCAATGCCAGGATTGTCGACGTTGATCTCTCTTGAACGAAATCCGTGTGCGTTAATAGTATAACTTATACTTGGCGGAACAGTATCTCCGGCCCAGTGATGTTTGACCAACATCTCATGGTTGTGTTTTAAATTCTTATGGTACTCGTCTTCAGAATCAGACTGAAACCACTGCAAAGTTTTGTTAGCATACGGTTGTTGTTCGTGTGCAGGCGTATAAGTACCCGACGACAAAATCTGTGTGCCAACAAAACTGGTACGGTCAAACACGGGTCAACTCCGGCCACAACTGCTGAAACTGTCCTTGTTGATCGGGATGATATTGAGTTTCTATTTCGGCAATATGCTGTTGAAACTTTTGTTCTATTCCAGGTCTTGCTTGAGTGATTGCACGATAGGTAGACAAGGCATTGTCAAAGAACATGCGCTCAGCATCGGTGGCAATTCCCAATGCATAGAATTTTTCAATTTCTGCAGCAGCCAGCTGGGCCACTGCTGGACCATGCAAGAACGGATCTAGATAATCAGGTTGGAACAGGTTCTGCCACAGCACTGTGGTTCCAGTTTGTTCAGCAAACTCTCTCAGTTCGCAGATACGTGTGGCATTGTAGATGTTGTACACTGCATGTATGCCGCCCCAGTGTCCCTGTGTGGTCATTAGATTTTTGACCAGCCCAAGGTTGCGTTGGATCTCCGCCCATTGGGCACCGTGTCGTACATATTCCAATCTTGGGCCAATGTTGTCAAAGCTCATGCTCCAGCCAACACGGTTTCTTTTGGCCAGCTTTTGAAATATCTTGTTGTTTTCAAGATCACCAGTTAGATTGGTGATCAAGGTGACAATTGCATCCGTTGGTATTACATCCAGTAGTCTGTTGTTTTCTGGTAACAGCAAAGGCTCGCCGCCTACCAGAGCCACTTCGTGAATGTGTTCATGGTGTGCTTCAATAAAATCACACACCTGATCGTAGTAAGGACGAGAACCAGATTTGACAGGAATACCTTTTAATGATGCCCACTTTGAACTGCAATATTCCATACAGTAGTTGCAACTTAGATTACAAGTGGTGTTCCAGCGAATATCAATAATGACTGGATAGTGATATTGTGTACCAGCAGTGGCGTAATCAAAGTTGAGATTTACATTGTTGTGCCAATCTCTTTCAGACTTGCCACCGTGACGTTCTGCTTGTACACAGTTGGAACAGTATCGGTGAGGTTTTCCTTGTGCAATACTGCTGCGAATTTCTTGTAACAGATCTCCGTTGAGAATTTCAATGATATTGTTGGTATTTAGGTTGCCCAGCATGTTGGGATCGCCTGCACAACAAGTTTTTACATCACCGCGTGGATTTATATGGAGGCCGCGCCAGGGAGCGGCACAATAGAAGTTATCAGTCATCCTGTATTTACAGGAGTATCATTGGCACCAACTTGTTTTGGCCTCACCGTAATATTCACGTGCAAACCCATTGGCAATCAACTGCTGACGTAGACTAACACCGTTTAGTAATACATCGCCTAAGACACGGCCACCATACTTGTCCCAGTCCATCAGCACAATCTGTCGCTTCTGGCTGGCAGCAATTAGTTGTTTGGTAAACGCTGTGGCTGCTTCGCCACGCTGTGCTTCACTGGCACACTGAGCACGATATCCTTTTTCTGGCGTGTCCACACCAAACACACGAATACTGAGTTCCTGTTTGAGTGGTGCAGGCAACCAAGTGGCAGCAATGCCCACAGTGTCGCCGTCAATCACACGGGTGATCACAGCGTCATATACAACACCGGGCTTTTGTTTGGGTTGTGCCATGACCAGTACAGGCACAAGTGCTAAAAGAATTAACAGTTTTTTCATACGGATACCTATTAGGTGTAATACACAATTTCGCCAGTGGTGGGATTGTAGGCCAATTGCAAAAATCCTGCAGGCAATCCGGCAACACCGCCGTTGGTAATTCCGGCGGCAATCTGTGTCAATGCACCCGAGCTGTTACCAATAAACAATTGATCAGTAGTTTGATCAACTACCAGTTCGCCAGGTCTAGCATTGCCGTTGTAATTTTCTATTGTTACTTGTGCATTGTCTTTCATCACTGCACGGCTTATGCCAGTGATGTCGTCGTATGGCGGTGGTGGATTGGCCATTATTTCGGGTATCCTTTGAATGGTTTTACAGGGCTTTGTGTGTCTACTAGATCTGGCTCGTCGCTGGTTGTGGTAGACACTAGGCGTTTGCCGCCGGGCGTTTTGGTCATTTTTAATGCAGTATCAATCACTTGTTCGATGCTGGAGTTCATACCGGCTACCACTGCATGCTTGCCAAAAGCGGTTTCGGCCGACCATTCGGGCATGAATGGGTTTACGTCATCTTGTACAGAGTCGCTACGTGCTCGAGCCAAGGCCACGCCCATTCTATAAGTGGCATATGGGTCAGACGAACTCAACCCTGGCAGGGTATAGGTATACCGCATTGGACTCTTGGTTTCCGGCGGCAGTTCTCTTTGTTCTGCAATGAATTCACGGGCTCTCATCTCGGATACCCTTTGAACCCTGTAACTGGACTGCGTTTGTTTGTTGACTCTAATTCTTTACTTTTTAAATCACCGCGATTGAGATCTTCGTGGTCTGATCCCACTGCCTTGAATGCTTTTTTCAACATGCTTTGTTCAACATCAGTGTAGGGCATGGCTAAGTTGTAGCGCCCGGCCCAAGATTCGTTATCTATGTCAGGCACGAATGTACCGTCGGTACACGCAGCAGCCATCATGACTCGATTAAGTTCGTAAACTCTATCAGCTAGATCTGCATCTCTGAACTTGTTAAGTCCAACAGTGGCCTGACTTCTTCGTTTGCCAATCTTGCCGATGTGTTTCTCAATGAGAAACTCATGCGCTCGCATGTTTAGTTTCCTGCGGCGTTGTATACACCCGATTGTGCAGAACTTGCTGTGCCCAAGGCTGTGGCTGTTACAGTGGTACCGGCAAGGATAAGTCTATTGCCGGCGCCCACATAGATTTCCTGCACAGAGCCGTTGGGAACACTGACCGCATTGGCATACAAGTTACCTTCAGCGGTCGCTGTGCCCAGTGCTGTGGCAAACACTTGATAGGTAACGTCGTTGCTGTTGGCCGCAATGGCTGCCTTGTCTGTGGTCCAGACTACATTACCAGCTGCGTTGATTACTTGAATGGGCATGGTTTACTTTCCAAAAGTTCGGTACAGGTTCAACAGGTTCTGCTCAACTCTAGCACTTTCTTCCATACTGACCTGTCTACGCAGTTGACTTGCCAGCACTGGTGTGGTGGACTGGCCTGTGGACTTGGGACCATTTAAGCCACCTGAGTATTGCATTGCATTGTCATTGGTTTCAGTGTCGGTGGGCCAGTTTGGATTGTTTTCGTCAACCATATCGCAACCGCATGGTGATGAACCACATGAACTGCATGAACTAGATTGCTGACTCATGCCGGCCATCTGTAGCAATTCTGCCAAACGATCAGCATCTTCGCCATCTGCATTGACTGTGATATTTTTACGATCTTCACCGTGTTCGGAATCTTGACTCATGTTCACAGTGACACTCATGCCTTCAGTGATCAGTGTTTCCAATTGTGCATCTAGTGCTTCGTACACGCTGCCACCAAACTTGAACTTGCTCTTGGACTTCTTAGGCTCGTCTTCTTTGACTTCGTCTTTTTTGTCATCGTGCTCAATGTCTTTGGCTACCTTCTTGCCGGCTTTTTCGGCCTTGTCATCTTCGGCGCCACGTTTCTTGCCATGAATACCATCTTTCTTCTTTTCATCATACTCGATGTCTTTGGCTACTTTTTTACCGGCTTTTTCAGCGTGGTTGTCACGAGTGTCAGTGCTTTCTTCTTCTACGGCTTTGGAAACTTTATAGCCGGCTTTCTTCAACATGGCCATGGCCTGTTTGATTTCGTCACTGACATTATCATCTTCTTCTTTGACCTTGCGCTCACCCTTGTGCTTGTAGGCATTGGCAGTGGTACGCTCTGGACCTTTGGCAGGACCTTTTGGTCGACCACGGCCGCGCTTTTCCGGTGTATTGCCTTCGGCATCGGTGTCAGATCCAACTGACATGCCTTGTGGATCAACACGACGTGTTACCTTGCGACCTGTTGCTGTCCACTCTGTGTCGTGCTTGGCACCGTGTGTGACTTCGCCTGTGCGTGGTGTAGCGGCACGTGGCTTCTTGTAGTTTGTAAATGGGTTGAGATCTTCTTCTTCACTGGCAACAACTTGTTTGCCGCCGCGCAGTGCTTGCTTCATGGCTTCTGCTGCCACATCACCTAGCATTTCGTCAACTTCTTTTTTGGCGCCGGCGATCTTGTCAGCAAAAGTGATCTTGTTCTTGGGTTCAGCTAAGGCAGCAAATGATTTTTGCTTGGGAGACATTTCAGTTTCTTTGACTGGATATTCTTTACCGTCAACTTCAAATTCTTTCTGGCCAGTTGCTCGTGCTTTTTGCAATTCGCCACTGAATTCATTGCCTTCTTTGGGCTCTTCTGTTGGCTTCATACCAGTTTGTGGTATGCCCATTCTCTTTTGCAAGTCACGAATCATGTCTGCATCGCTGCCATGCCCCAGTTTGTTTAATACAGCATTGCCAGCTTTTTTGGCCATGCCGCCGACTTTCTTGACCACATCGCCTAGGCCTTCGTCTACTTCTTTGTTGTCATACTTGTCATACTTGTTGCGAACAGGATCTAACGCCTTGCCTTCACGACCGGCTTTGGCCAGGGCCTGCATGCCTTCTTTGCCGTACTTTTCGTAGCCCTTGGCAGCACGGCTCATGTCACGCTCATTGAGCTGTGCAGCGGCTGGTTGGGCAGCAATGCTGTCTAATTTTTTGTTTAGGTTGTGGAAAAAACTCATTTTATTATCCTTTAGGGTTATAACCAGTAGCTGGCTTGGGTGGACGCTTGATGTTCGTCATTGGGCTCTTGTTGTTCATGGGTATGCTGTTTGTGGTCACAGCAGGTGGTGTCTTGCCACCGGCCACTGTGAATTCACTGCGGTAGGTATTTTTCAACACTGCATGATCTTCTGGTGCAGCCGAGTAGTCTTTGTACAGAGCCTTTTGTTCTGCATCCGGTGCTGGATATGGCGATGTCAACAGGTCTTTGTTTTGTTTTTCAACATCTGCGGCTTCTTTGTCATAGCTGTTTTCGTACGGCACAGTCAACATGCACACACGGTTTGGATCTATTCCCAGTAACTGTGCAATCTGTTGAATCTGCGGTTCAATTGCTGGGTAACGGAATTCAACATCCATGTGTGTACAACTTTCGTTTTCAATGGCCGGAAAGTCTGCCAATCGGGCCATGACCGGCGTTGTCTTTGGAGCAGTGATGCTGACTACATCAAACTGTTTTAGTTTTTCTTCCAGTGCTTTGATCACGTCTCGAGGAGTATCACCTGCAATTTTAATGCGGTAATTGTATACTCTTTCGTTTTCTGCCAGGTATTCTTTGAAATGTTTCATATGATTTTCCTATATGATATTTATGCTTGTTTGTTCTTTTGATCTCTTGAGCCAATCAGTCTCTCTAATAGATCATTGCGACTCAACACCTGACCTTCAGCAGTTTCCACAGCGGAGTTACCTTCATCGGGGTCTTTGGTGTGTTTTTCACGATCGAGATCCAGCTTGGCTTTTTGTAGCTGTAGCTGAATCATTTTTAGTTTCTTGTTCATCTTGGCAGTTTTGGCAGTGAGTGCATGCCCCAGCATGGCGCCGGCCACTGCAAAAATTTCACTGGCATAGCGACTGTCAACCTGCATGCCCAGGTCCATTAGATCGTCAAATGTTTCCGTGGCCTTTAAGGCCAGACTGTCCATTTCACTGTCTGATGTTTCAAGATCACGTATGCCGGGCAATGCAGCATCGATCTTGTCAATGGCGCTGTCAATTTCAGTTATAGAATACTGTGTGGCAGCAATGTCTGTCACTGTTTGTTCCGTGTCAGCAGTGCTGGCAGGCAGGTCAAAGAGTTCTTCTAGGCGTTTGGTCATACCATATTTACCGCATTAACGGTATAGCACAGGTTATTTTCCGCCGTTGCGGAACATGTCTTCTTCGGTGATTACTCTAAACTTTAGGCCGTTGCGACTGCACCATTTGGAGGCTGCGTCCCATTTGGCATAGTTAATGGCCACCACCATGCGGTCTCTGTTGTTCATCTTGCTTTCGATGATGCTTTGTTTTTTGGGTTTGATTTCAATTACTTCGCCAACCAGTGTTTGCTGTCGTGTTCTGTAAGTGATGAGGAAATCTGGCACGTAGACGCTTTGTTTTCCAGTGACTGGATTTCGATAAGGAATCTGTATACTTTCACTGGCCCACTGCATTACATTGTCGTTGTTGTCCAAGAACCGCATAAAACTGAGTTCCCAACCGGATCTATAACGCGGGGTACCTTTGCCTACATACTTGGTAGGGTTCTTAACTGTGTAAGGACCTTGCGCAAATCTGCTCATGCTCTGACATTTCTGGCAGCATAGTAATTTGGCTGCACTGGTTGAGAAGTGCCCAACAAGGTGCTGTTGCTACGCAAGTTGTTGAGATAGTATGCCAGTGTCAAGTCCAGTTCAGCAGGACCAGATGCTGTTTGAATCTGCTGCAACAATGTCAACACAGACTCATTTTGTTCGTTAGCCACACGGAACAATGCTGTTGCAAAATTCTCAGCGGCTATTTTGGTTGTGTAGATTGATTTAAAATAACTCGATACCACATCCCACTCGGCTGCATCTACCAATAGCTCGAATCCAAAAAAGTCGTCGAACACTCTCACAGTGAGATCTATTTTGTAATTAGTTTCGTTGATTGAGCTCATTTTTTCGGCGGCGGTTGTTTAGGAAATAACATACTGTTGGCAGAGTTGGCAGCATTGCGCATTGCGCCGGGCAAGCTGTTACGCAGTACATCTTGTTTGACAGCTTTTGCATCGTTACGAACAATGTCTTTCAGCGGAGTTTTCTTCAGGGTTTGGTTTACATTGAGTGCTTTTTGTGCAGCACCAATCACATTAAACAAGTTGCCGTTGCCTGACGCCAATGCAGTCAAGTCTTCGTAGATGCCCACACCTGCATCGATCAAGCCGCCTTGGCCCAGCACAGTGGATTGACTGCCAGGGCGAGAGATTGAACTACGAATCTGATCGTAATGGGCAGGATCAGCAAAGCCAACCACATTGGTGTCAGGTCGCACTGCGCCAATGGCACCCGAATAGTATTTTACAGTTTCATATTTTATAGTCATGGTGTGTGTCATAACACCGTTGCCTTGGCTGTAGTCATAGGTGTCGTGTCGCCAGTCAGTGATCATCGGGTTTACCAGCACATAGGCCGCAAACTTGTGCTGGTTGAGTCCGTAAATTTTAATGTCTTTGAAGAAAGGTGCTTTGCCTTGTGCATCGAAAGTTCCGTCCATGTAGCTTTCGCCCACATAACCCCAGTCGTTTACAAATCTATCGTTGCTGTAGATGTCTTTTGTGTTGTAGGCAAATCCAGTAGGAGTAGTTTGTAAATTTCCACTGGTGCCATTGGTATTGGGAACACCCTCGTACTGTTGCACTGGATCTTTGTAGTAGTAACTGAAATAGTTGTACCACATGTTACGAATAAGATCGCCACCGTCGTCGTTGAATGTTATGGTAACAGGCTGATATTCAATTTTACTTTGCACCAATCTCTTGCGATTGTACTGATTCATAGTGTCAACTGATATCTGATAGCTGGGGAGATCAATTGTTTTGACTGCTAATCCAATACTGGTTTGGTCGTTGTTTTTTAGAGAAGGAATTGCTTCAATATTTAGATTAAAGAAAGTGTGAAAAAGAAACTTTAATCTAGGAGCAAGTTCGTATCCATTCGTGCGAAAGGTTTTCGAGGCGTGGGTGTAATCTCTTAACCCGTTGTCACCAAGAAAACCTTTTAAAAAGTCTTGACCAAAACTCATTTGACTACTTAGGCGCCTTGTGTGCCACCTAAGCCGGTTACTGTGCCTAGTGTGGTACCAAGGATGGTGCCTGTTTCGCCAACACCGCCGCCAACAACTTGGTTAGCATTATCAAAGGCAATGCTCAATGCAATTGTCATTGCTTCGCTGGTTCCATAATTGGCATCGCCATAGTTTACTTCTTTCAAGTAGCAACCATACAGTTCCCATGACTCAAGAACCACAGGAGCCACTGCGCCGTTGCCGCCGTCTAGTACTTCAAATTTGGTTACAAATTTATAATCTGCACCAGCAGCGGCCGATGCCATTTCAAAGAAATCCAACTGTTTCTGTAGCTGTGATCCCACCAACTGTTGAACGTTGGCACCTGCATCATCACGTAGGTTGCACGAAACATCGCCCCATGAGTGCTTGCCAGCCATTTTAAGAGTAGAGTTGTAAATCGGCAAATCAATCTGTTCGAATGTCACTGTTGGGCGTGTAAAATCAATGACCTGTTTAGTCATTTCAGTTACTGGACCACCTTGTACGCCAAAATTTTCAAATATCACTCGAAAGCGATATTTTAATTTTGGCATTAGTATGCCGGTACTGCTTTGGCTTTGGTCACTTGCCAAGGGTACTGTCATTTTGTTTAACGATGCTGAAGCCATAATTTTTATCCTCTGTTACTGTTATTTATGTTATCTATACCTGAGCGAAAATAGGGGCACCAGGCCCCTATTTTTAACCTCCGGCTGCGATTTCTCCGGTGTTCTTGATACGAACTGGAATGTAGATAAATTCAACAGCTTTCACTGGCTCAATAGCAATGTCCACATACAATTCGTTACGATCTATACGAGCAGGAGTGTTGTTTGACGCATCGCACACCACTAGATAGTCATAGATGCCACGTTTGGCAACTAGATCAATCATCAAGCCGTCGATTGCATTCTTGATTTGATTACGAGTGATCTGATCGTTTGGTTCAAACAAGAACTGCTTGCCAATGGTGTCCAAGCGTCCACGGATGAATGCTACCAAACGTGCCACGTTGATACGGTCTAAGGCTGTGGTGTTGCTTGTGGTTGTTTTGTTACCAAAATTGGTAATACCAATGCCGGGAATAAATGTAATTGGGTTGATTGCATTTTCATACAGCACATCACGTAGGCCTTGACGCACACCCAACGATTCAAATTCACCGGTAGTGACGTTGATGTAACCCAGTTGCACAGCGTTGTCAACAACACCGCGACGTGTTCCTGCTGGAGCGAACCAGGGGAATGATACTTCGTCACTGCGGATAATTGTACGTATCATCATGTGGCTTGGTGCAGTTACCACCGGGCTGCCACTCAAGTCAGTTGTTTGGCAACTTGGGTAGAACACGCCCATGTACTGATTGCCAACTGTTAGACCATCACCTGTGTCTAGTCCTAGACCGTTGTTGTTAGAAGCCCAGGTCAAGATATCTTGTGGGTCTAAACGCAGTGGCGTGTCACCGATAACAAAGCCGGTGTTGTTGCGCTCATTGTTGAGTGCAATCATGTTTGGCATCAGTTCTGGGTATGCTGGTGTTGCCAACAAGTTGAACTGACGCTGTTCTTCACGCACATCAGTGTTGGTGTCAATGCCAGACTTCAGTGCAGCAACAATCATGGCACGTTGTGCCTGACGACCCATGTATGGTGAACCATTGGCCTTTAAACCACTGGCTGTTACCCAAGCATTGGTCACTGTAGGCAGTACATCATCTGGGAATGTATCGGCGTTGAAGTAATCTACCTGGAAGCTCTTGACATTGTAGCCTGAGCGACGTGTGTTGAACAGCAACATGCCCTGTGGATACAGTGCTGGGCTTGGTGCATCCAGGTCCAGGTAATCACTTGTTAACAAGCTGGTAATGGTTGGGTAAGCGCCCGTGATTGGATCAGTGTCGCCGTTGGTTGCCCAACGTGCATCAGCAAACAACACACCGTTTTCTGTGGTTTGGTCTGTGTTGTCAACAGCTACCCACTGATCAACTCCGTTGACAGGCTGCCAACGGTACATGTCTGGATAATTTTCTAAATCACTTGTGTTGATCCATAGATCACCATACACCAGTGGTGACTCTGACTCGTCGGTTTGTGTGGTAGGTGCGGTTGCACTGATGATAGGACCAGTGGCATTTGTTGCACTTAAATCGTAACCACGAACGTCATTGGTTACGTTTTGATAACCTTGCCACTCGCCGTTGTCTTGAATCAAGATATCTGCTTGATCCACTGCACTGTAATACCACAAACGACCGTCGGCCGGATCTTGATCTGGTGCATTGTCACTGGCAGTGTAGGTGAATGTTGGAGTAATAACCCAGTTACTGAGAATTAAACCACTGACCGCACCGTTGATGTAGTTGTTACGCACGCCACGTACTGTGGTATTGAAGCCGGCTGTGGTCACAGGAGTACCAGTTATATTGGTCAATGTGATCTCTCCGCCTGCAGAGTGTGTGAATACCACTGCACCTGCACTGTTGACCGCGGCACTGACATATGGAACATTGGCAGCACTAACTGCGGCAATAAAGTCTTCCACTGTGGTTCCAAGTAACTGAGCAGTGGCAGTAGTGATATTTTCTGTTCCTGGCTGTGTCGCTGCAACAGTAAAAGTATTACCAGACACAAAAGGACCGGGTGCAGCATTACTGCCGGTGATTTCTGTTGCTCCAGTTGCAAATCTTTCAAGAATTTCCAAAGAAGAAGTTTTATTGCGTAGAATATTTGCTCTGGCATACGTGGAACCAGCTGGAATATTTTTGCCGCCACCAACAGGGTCTGCTGTATATATTGCGGTTGATTCGCTGAGGTAGATTGGGCAAGCCTGAGCAACAAATGTGCCTAGAATAGAGCTGTATTTTTTGATTACTATTTCAGCACCTTGATTTACATTTGAAATCTTTTGCCATACACTGCCTGTTGGGTGTGGCTGGGTTTGTCCTGTTCCCCAACGTGGAACTTGATAACTAGGACTCACTTGATAGCTTGGAGCATAGTAGTTGCCGGCGGTAATGCCCAATGTAGTCAATGGTGTTCCGGTTCCAAGTGCAATAGAAATAATACCGCCATTGGCAGTGCTACCGTCATTTGTAGCTGTGGAATCAGCATACATGTACAGCTTGCCGCCAACTGTGGCTGCAAAAACGCCTGTGATACCAGCAAGGTTAATGGCATCTGCAATGCCATCTACAGTGTTGTTGGGACTAGCAGGCACAGTGATCACAGTGTCGTTCACTGTGAATGTGTTGCCCTGTGTCAATGTAACAGGCGCCAACGTACCTGACACAGTTGGCCATGCTGTTTTCCAGTCATCGGATCCAATTAGAACCCATGTGTTGTACAAGTCTGATATTTCAGTGGCACTGGTTTGTGCGCTGGTTGGACCACCACGTTTGTAGTAGCCTGGGTTAAAAGTACTAGTTGCAGTGACGGCATAATTGCCGATGCTGCCCACTGTTTGCAACGGAACTGTTGTGCCGGTTTCTAACTGTGTTGTATTGGTAATCACAATTGGTGTTTGCACAGTAAATATGCCTGTTGTGATGTTCCATTCAAAGATACCCCATTCAGTGTTGGTAGTATCCAACCAGTAAGTGTTGTTTGCCGGAGCACCCAGTGGCCGAGTCAATGACGCAGTGAGTTCAGTCAGGTCAATGTCAACACGCTGAACAAAAACTCGGTTGCTGACACCCAATGCTGAATAAGCTGCAAGGAGACCGTATTCGTTGAGTTCATAACCATTAATTGGCGTGCCAGCTGTGGTCTTGTAGAAGAATGGATTGCCAAATGTAGCAGCCAAATCTCGCTGACTGGTCATTAAATAAACGCGGTTAGCATTGGCCTCCAATGTGCCTGGTGCAACACCGACTCCGGCAGCACTGGTTTTATTCTGTGCTGTTGCTATTAAAATGTATGGTACTGAATTGGTAGCAGCAGGGATGTATTGACTCTCGTCAATGACCGTTACTTCTACGCCGGGGGATACTAATGCCATGGTGAAATCCTTTTTCTAAGTTGCTAATATTTAGCAGTTGTGACAAAAAAACTAGGACTACCTATACCTTTGCCAAAGGTTTTCATGATAAATATATCATGCAAAGACCCATATGTCAATCCTGCAACCAACGGTTGTGTGCTGTCAACTACTACCGTGATGGTGTGCCACACTATAGAACACGATGCGAACACTGTATTAAGAAACAACGTCGTGTAAAGCCTCCAGTAGCACGTTGGCAATCAGCTGGCTATAAGAAAAAAACCGCATGTGATCGATGCGGCTTTAAATCAAAGTATTCAGCACAAACGCTGGTGTATCACGTTGATGGCAATTTACATAACACTGCGCTGCCTAATTTGAAAACTGTGTGTTTAAATTGCACAGTTGAACTGAAGAAGTCAGACTTGCCGTGGCAGCCGGGTGATCTGTTACCAGACCAATGACCTGTGCATACAGGTCGTCAAAGCTGTAGTTATTGTCCAGCACTGCATCAAACTCAGTGCCAACCCAGGCAGTCTCACTAGGGTGAATTTTTAACTTTTCCAGCTGTTGTTTACCGGTTGCCCAGTACATGTTTCCGTTTGGACCGCGATTTACATTGGCTGCTGCCTCAAACCATTCGGGCTCTGGACCACGTACAATACGCACCACGCGGCCGCCGGCCGCTTTGATTGAGCGAATTTCATTGGGAAATCTACAGTCGCTGATTACCACGTTGTCCTGGCTGTTACGCAGTTTGTTTTCCAAGCTGGCAATCCAAATATCATCATGAAATCCACGCCGACATACTTCTGTACCCCATTGCTGTAGTACCCAACGCGGTGTTAATTCTGGAATTTCCAGTCTGGCTGCCCACCAAGTGTCCACCTGCTCGCGCCACTCTCTTGAATGAGCAGTGCGGCCTTCCAGCATGGTTCGATCCCAGCCAAACACATGAGCCACTGCATCCTTCAGTGAGTTGGCAAAACTTTCTCTGCGAAATCCGTGTACGTTGACAAGATAGTCAGCAGCAGTGTCTTTTCCAGACCCGATAAACCCGCAAATTCCAATAATTGTACTCATGGATGTATTTTAACACTGTTTGAATTAAAAATCAATATTGTGTTTCACCATTTGCTGCCTGCGTAAATACAGCATGATGAAAACTATTGCCATACAGTCCGCTGCTGCTCAGACCCCGGATCTTACTAAAATTGTAGAAAACAGTGACGGCGGAGCACGAGATTTAGCAATGCTCAAAGCACTACAGCTGGACAGTGCAGGTCGGTCCAAGCCACAGAAAAATCTTACCCAGGTTGTTGTTAACCGGCAGGTCACAAGAAAAACTCGTGTAGCATTGGCCATTTTACCTGAGTGGGCACCGTACATACCTCCTTATAATCTAGCCAGAATAACTGCGCTCAGTAGAGATAGTGGATTTGAAACTGTGGCCTACGACATCAATGCTGTGTGCTATTCACGCATTGACCAAGCCTACTGGAGCGGGTACAAAGACTGGGTATGGACCACTGACAGTTATTACACCGATGTTCATCCGCTTATTAAACCCATCTTGAACGAGTACTTGGAAAAACTTGTAGAGTTTAAACCAGATGTCATGGGCTTTAGCATTTTTACCACCAGCAACAAAGCCACTACCTGGATGATCAACCAGATTCGAGCACGCCTGCCCAACACTATCATTATTGCAGGCGGGCCAACTGCTATACAAGAAAAGATTGAAAACACTGACATAATAGACCACATTGTGGTAGGCGAAGGCGAAGCAATATTTTTAGATTTGATGGAAAAAATTGAAAACAATATTCCCGTCACTGAGAAATTTCTAGTACATGACAAAAGTATACGCATCGACCTTGACAGCTTGCCGTACCCGGACTACAGCGATTTAGATTTATCGCTGTATCAACAGAATGGTGTCAGTGCTGAGCTGAGTCGTGGGTGCGTGGCAAAATGTCAATTTTGCAGCGAAACAACTTTTTGGAGATATCGCGGTAGACAAGCAACCAACATACTGGACGAATTAGAACATCAATACAAAACCCTGGGCATTGACAGTGTGTGGTTTATTGACAGCTTGGTCAACGGTAACTTGAAAGAACTTCGTGCATTTGCACACGGACTAGTTGAAAGAAAAATTCATCTAAGCTGGATGGGCTATGCTAGATGCGACGGACGCATGGATCTTGAATACATTCAAGATCTCAAAAGCAGCGGATGCAACATGTTGAGTTTTGGTGTTGAGTCTGGCAGTCAACATGTGTTGGATGTTATGAAAAAAAATGTCAATCGCAATGATATAGAACAGAACCTTAAAGACTTTACCGAGGCAGGCATGCGTTCGCACACCAACTGGTTTGTGGGCTTTCCGGGCGAAGGTTACAACGATGTTGCAGATACCATGACCTTGCTGTGGCGCACACGAAATTGCAACATATTCGGTCGTAGTTTTGGCACTTGTCAGATCGGCATGGATACACCACTGAACTATGAACGATCAAAGTTTGGGATTTCAGAAGGCCAGTTAACACATCAATGGCGTACCGACGATTATACCAATACTATTTTTCAACGCCTGATACGTTACAAGTCAGTCAATATCATACTCAATCATCTTATTAAGAATCGCAGTGTAACATATGAAACACTAAATGAGCGTCCGGGGCTGGAAAAACCCGAACACTACACACTAAGTTACGATACTGCAAATATCATTACAGACATACCATACGAACAGTTTGATTTTAATATTATTAAAATAGATAATCATCTATTGAATGCCACTGTGGTCAATGAAATTTGGCCGTTACTTCGTGTGCTGTGGCTAGCACTAGGCCCATACGAACTGGATTTAAAATTTGATCCAGTACACGACACACAAGAGATGGGTGCGTTCAACTTGCCAAGAATGAACAGTTACTACAAAACTGGGCATCAGTTTAAGATTGACAGCAACGGTGCGTGGACAGCAGACTTTGACTATGAAATCTTCATTCACGGACAAGATCATCCGCCAATAGAATTTGGCAAAGATTTTACTTTTGCACTTCCGTGGACAGGCAGTGGAAACTGGACACGTCCAGGATCTACTTCAGCGCAGTGACATCAAGATGCTTTAGTGTCTGTTGCAACATGCCGATCTGTCTGCGACAGTCTTCTAGTGCATGGTGAGTGGTGGGTGGAACAGATAGATCAGGCCACAAGGAAAACACTGTGCGACTGTCACGTACCTGATAGTACTTCCAAGGTAAGGGCTTGCGATAGCTTTTGTAAGCATGCTCTAGAATGTTCATATCGTAAGTGGGACCTTGACTCCATACCAGGGTTGAATGCCAAATTAACCGACCCAGTTCATCCAAGGCCTGATCCAATGGAATACGATCTTGTTCGCCAAATGCTTCTTCTCTGGCATGTGCAGGCTGCTTGGCCCACCACGCAATTGTGCCATCGTCTATGGCACGGTTTTCCTGACTTTCCAAAGTAACTCTAGCATAGTAATGCTGGTCATAATAGCCCGATCCAAAAGGATCAAATGTCTGGGCCGCAATGGTCAGTATGCAGGTATCAGGACCAGTTGCTAGTCCTTCAAGATCGATCATTAAATGTGCCATGTGTTATTATAACACAACATTGACACGTATGCAATCTTTATATTAGCCGATTACCCAGCTGAGTGGCTGACTTCCATCCACGTAGTTTTTAAGATCATCCAGTAGCTTGTCCATCTGTGCCTGTGCTTCGGTTTTCATGGCAGCGCCGTTTAAGGTTCCGCCGCCTTGTGGACCGGCAATGGTGCCAAACTTCTCACGGGCTTCACCAATGATCATCTTGCAGTTGGCCACCATGTAGTCACGGATCCATTGTGAGATTTGAAAGTCACTCAGCAGGTTGAATTCGGGTTTTAAATTGTAAGTCCATAACAGCACGTTTTCACCAGTGCCTTTTGGGTCACGAATAATTTGCAATTTCTTAGTAACTGGATTCCAGGTAAAGTTCATATAGCCGCCAAACATACGTGCGGCCAGTTCAACATACTGACTGTAGAAGTCGTAAGTGGCTAATCCGCCAGCCACGTTGAAGTTCATTAGATAAACGTTGACACTGGCCTGGCTAAACGGATCAAAGTTTGACGAAAAAGGGCCAGCCGCATCGCCAAACGTTCTACGGAAAATCTGACGAACCTGTATGGTTTCCTGGGGCAAGGTGTAGATGTTTACATCTTTGACCAGTTCCATGAAAGTATAGCTTTCTTCGTACGCACCTTGAGCACGTTGTCTATACACACCAATGGTTCGCTGATAGGCAGCTTCGTAATGCTCTGCATCTAATTCAATATCAATGATCTGCGCGGCCAGTTGTAACTGCACATATTCAATGAGATTTTGTTTTAGCGTGTTTAGACTTGATTGTTCTTCAATGGCCATAGTATGGAACTCCGTTCCATGTTATTTACCAGCTTTTAAGGATGATCAAGTTCTCTGTGCCACGTCCGTTAAACGCGGTTTCTGTTGTGGTTAGATCCTTGTAGATCCTTCTGGCTGCCGGCTTGCCTGCGGCACTCATCAGTTTGAGTACATCTGCGGGCTTGCGCAGAGTTTTTTGCTGGCTTTCTACTGTACTGTAACCAATAACAGAGTTTGACTTTATAGTAAATGACTGGACCAGGCTGTCAGCCACAAGATGGATCAACTTGCGCTTCTTGGTGTCATACAACCAGGCTTCGGCCTTGTCCACCAGACTTGCGGCCGGCAGGCCTTTGAGCTTGAGTTCGGCAAATTCTGTGATACATTTGAACTTTGCGGCACGTTTCTCTGGCGGCATTGCTTTGACTGCACGTGGTTTGCGTTCAACCTTTTTAATCTGCTGATACGTACCGCAGTCAGAGATTACCAGTTCACAGAACTTTACACAATTCCGTAACTGTATTTTGGAAAGAAATCCATAGCCCTGGACTAGATCTGGTGTTTTACCATCCACTGCTTGCTCAAATTCTGCCAGCTTTCGTTGCCAGATCTGTTTGATGTCATTGACCATTTGCGGAGCAATGTTCATCGAACGCATCAACGACACTGGCTTGTAGTCAGCATTTAACTTGGCACCGCTTGTGATAAACTCGTCAAACATGCCTTCCATCTCACCTGCACATTCACGTACCTTTTCACGTAGGCGGTCTTGGATTGTGATCTTTGGCACTGCATCTTCAACCACTGCCACTTCTTCCACTACTTCGTCTTGTTTGGCTTCCAAAATTTCAGCCAGCAGGCTGTCTAGTTTGGACTGTTCTGACTCAGTGAGTTCTAGTCCAACTATGCTCATACGACACAGCCAACCTGTGGTCAAACGGATTGAGCTGTCCGGAATGCATTTAAGAGTACGCACGTCTGCCTTGCGACCATGTGTTTCCAAATAGTTTACGATCATTTCACGAGCGTCTTTTTTGCCGTAAAAGTAATTGTACCAGGAGAACGCATGGCTAAGGGCACTGGTGCGATTGTCAACAGGCTGTGTTTTCCACGTGGGTTCCATGCCCATGGCATTGGTATCTGCACTGCGTGGGTTTAGCGGTTTGACAGGTTTGGTTGCAATCATATTAATCCTTACTTAGTTTTGGGCAAGTGTTTTACAGCGTCAAAAAGTTTAGCGGCACGTTTGACGTCAAAATTTTTGTGCTTGTACATCCAGGCCTTTTTGCGTTCTGCTACTTCCAGAGCTTCTGCTAATTTCCACTTAGTGTTAAAGTCCACTGTCATTATAATGCGGCTCATGTCCACAATATCCAGTGCATACTCCACCCATTTTTCTGTGGCTTTTACTTTGTCATAGGGCTGTATAAAACCCTTGCCTTTTGGGCCTGTGTACTTTGTTAAAAAGTTAGCGGCTTTCATATTTGCTCCTGTATTGAACAAGCATGTATTATAGCAGAGATTGAGTTTTATGTCAATCCCGCTATAAAATGTTGTTTTTAGAACACAGTGCCGCGGAACTGCTCGTAATCGTAGAATGCTACTAAAGTATTATCTCGGAAGTAAACTGTAATGCCGCCCAAGTCCTCGCGAGCATCCCACTTTGTCTGTTCCAAAATAACATTAGTGGCACGAACTTCCAGCTCGTCCATTAGGTCCTCGCCAGTGTCCTCGTAGCTTTGCAGGGCCTCTGCCTCATAATCTAAAGTGTATACTTCAGTATTATTAATTTGTGCGCTTTGTGCATCTGTTAACATGGTGGCTCCAGTTGTTGTTAAGCCCTAATTATAGCAGTTTGGAATTATTCAGTCAACCAGCACCATAAATAACGTATGCCAAGACTTAGCCTATATCGCCCTAACCGCACTGCGGACTACAAATTTCTAGATCGAACCATTGCAGAAATGTACACTGTTGGTGGGCTGGATATTTACATCCACAAATACATGGGTCCGGCCACTGGCGATCCTGGTGATGCCGATACCACATTGCCGGTATACGACACCCAAAATCCCTTGTTCATTGAAGATCTACTGTTGCTGGAAAACCGGGATCGGCAGTATGATCCCAACATCTATGTTCAACGCGGTGTGTACCGTGTGGCTGATATTGACTTTGATCTCACACAATTTGGCTTATTCCTAAACAACGATACCTTGTTTATCACATTTCATTACAACGATATGATTGACACCATTGGGCGTAAACTCATGGCCGGCGATGTGATTGAAATTCCCAATCTCAAAGACTATCATCCTTTAGATAAAAACTTGGCCAAGGCCTTGCCGCGGTGGTACGTGATTCAAGATGCAGCGTTTGCATCAGAAGGATTTAGTCAAACCTGGTTGCCGCACCTATGGCGGGTCAAAGCCACTCCCATGGTCAATGCTCAAGAATACAACAGCATTACCAAACAGCCGTTCGAGCCCAACAACATTTGGGATCCTGGAAACTTTTATCCTGCAGGAACCATAGTCAACAACGGCGACAAGTATTACACTGCCACAGGCCCTGTACCGCCTGGCACAGACATCACCAACACCGCATATTGGACTGAAAAGACTCCGGATACCATAGCCGGCAAAACTTCCACACGCACCAAAGATTTAGAAATCAATGATGCTATTTTGGCACAGGCCGATATTGAAGTGCCGTTGACCGGCTACGACACTGTAAAATTTTATATCCTGCCCACCACAGAAGACGGACAGCCAGCAGACTCGGGTCTTACTGCGGACGAAACACCGCCCACTGTGGACGGCACTCAAGGTGGCGAAGGAACTACTCCGCGTTCAGATGGCTACACCATTGGTTACTTGACCGGCGACGGTATTGCGCCAAATGGGCTGCCGGTCACACACGGTGTTAGTTTTCCAGCATCACCTGCCGCTGGCGACTATGCCTTGCGCCTGGACTATTTTCCAAATCGCTTGTTTAGATTCAACGGCACTACCTGGATCAAGATTGAGGACAGTGTGCGTATCAAGCCAGTGTTTGAATCCGAAGGACCTGCTGCTTCGCAGAGAGCCAGTTTTGTAAACAATAGAAACACAGTGCAGACTAACGATCGTGGTGCTATACCAAGTCGCCAAAGTTTGAGCGACATACTTAAACCCAATGCAGACAACGGCGGTTAATAAAAATGACAACAGAGAATTCAGCAGCAAACCCAATGTTCTTTTATGACGAACAAATCCGTCGCTTCTTGCTACAGTTCACAAGAATCTTTTCCAACTTTCAGGTAGAATACGGGCGCAACGAAGAAGGCACCGCACACACACTAGTGCGTGTGCCTATTAGATATGGTGATTCCAGCCGGCAAGTACAAAATATCATGCAGAACAACTCTGCCAGTTTCATGACATCAGTGCCAATGATGAGTTTTTATATTTCTGGATTTGATTACGATCGTCCTAGAATGCAAGAACCTTACTATGTGAGCAACATTTCTGTGCGCCAACGTACCTACGACGATACCACAGACACTTACGAAACCACACAAGGCAATGCGTTCACAATTGAGCGACTGATGCCTGTGCCTTACAAACTCACACTCAAACTGGATCTGTGGACCAGCAACACCAACCAAAAGATGCAGTTGTTGGAGCAGATTGTGGTGTTGTTTAATCCAGCGTTGGAAATACAAAGCACAGACAATTACATCGACTGGACCAGCCTGAGTGTGGTAGAACTGGAATCAACCCAATGGTCTAGCCGTTCTGTTCCGGTAGGCACAGAAGATCCAATTGACATTTGCACCATGACTTTTACCCTGCCAATTTGGATCAGTTCACCAGCCAAAGTTAAAAAACTCGGAGTGGTTGAGCGTATCATTTCTAACATACACAACTCTCAAGGAGATGCAGCCAATGCAGTGTTGAACAACGACCTGCTGACTGGCACACGCAGAGTGATCACGCCGTGGGATTATCAAACCCTGTTGATTGGTAATAAGTTACAGGCGTTACGATACAATGCAGTGATAGACGAACCCAATACCAATCTAGCACCGCCCGATTCACCGCCAAGCAATGTGCTATGGACTGCTGTGATCGGAGCATACGGTGTTCTGCGCCCGGGCATAAGTCAAATCTTTTTAGAGCAACCTGACGGTACTGAAGTTGCCGGAACCATAGCATACGATCCCTCCGACGATCGATTTATGCTGTATACTATAGATGAAGACACTGTGCCGCAAAATACCTTGTCGCCGGTGAGATCAGTGATTGACCCACTTCGCAGTGGACCCAATGATGGATTACCGGCACCAGTCACTGGTCAACGTTATTTGTTGACTGAAGATACTGGCAGCGACAGCGGATATGCTGCGGCATGGCAAGGTGTTGATGGGCAGCCGTTGATTGCCCGTCGCAACGACATCATTGAATATTCAGACGATCGTTGGCAAGTGGTGTTTGAAAACACATCTAGTCCCAACAACATTCAATATGTCACCAATATTACCACTGGTATTCAATATCGATGGACTGGAATAACATGGGTCAAAAGCTATCAGGGACTGTATCCCGGAGGACAATGGAGAATAGTACTGTAAATGCTGTGGGTGTGTGGTTTTATAGCGTGAGCACTCAACGCTATCTTTATCTGCTGCGCAACGATACACGTCACCCGGGGTCGTGGGGCTTGCCGGGCGGCAAATTTGAAACAGGCGAAACTTTGATGGAAGCTATGGTTCGCGAGTGTCAGGAAGAACTGGGGCATATGCCCGACTACCTAAGACTGATTCCCATAGAAAAATTCACCAGCAGCGATGGCGGATTTGCCTATCACACGTTTTTTTGCAGTGTGGCCAGTGAATTTGTTCCAGTGCTAAACAACGAACACATTGGGTGGGCATGGATTGACAGCGGCACATGGCCTAGACCCATGCATCCTGGACTTTGGTCAACTGTGAACTTTGATGCTGTGCGTGGCAAGATGGCCACCGTGGAACACACAGTTCAAACGTCGCAGTGAGTTACAAAGTCTCGAAACGATAAACAAGCAACATTAGCGTTTTTACGCCATTCGCGAGAAGTGTTGGTTTCTTCACCAACCAAAACAAATCGAGTTGACGGGTACGCCCGAAACACCTGGTTCACATGATCATGCCATTCACTGGCCGAACCAATGGTGTCGTTGCAATAGCCCAACAGATATACTTCTTTGTGTCCGTCGAATGCTGCCATCCATACTGTCAACGCTTCGATTGCCATCAGTGTTCCATAGGGAATTAGATAAAACTCACCGGGATTCAACAGGCAATTACGTGTGGTAGCATATACAATATTGTCAGTTGAATACCCAGAATCAACTAGATCTCGAAGAATGTCTTTGTTGTTCTCCACTGCAAAGTCCAGTCTCATCTCTTTGGCAATTGTGCCGGTTCCATAGGTCTGTAATTTTTTTGAACTCAGCAGGCCGCCTTTGTGATGCTGTAGTCTGGTGTGATCAAATTTGTCTTTGTTTATACCGCTGCCAATGCAGGCAGCGCGACCACTGATGTGTTGGTTGTGGATAGGGTTAGCAACCCATTCTCTATTCTGAGTCTTTTTACCACCGCTCCATCGACTTTCGGTGATTACAAATTCGCCTTCGTAATCTGTTCTGTATTTTTCTGTGATCATAAACGCCCCACTGCAATTTCAATCGTTTTTATATCATTGGTACTGATAGTTTCCAATGACTTACCCAGCACACAGCCGGGTTTAAATTTTGATACAACAATTGCTGTTGCGGTGCCAGGTACTGTGCCAGAAACCAGTACAGTTCCTTTAGTTACCGGACCTTGCACTTGACAAGGCACACGCCCAGTCAGGGCTATGGGCAGCACAAACTCACCTGGCTGTGCTGAATTCATCAAGTAACTTGGAGCAGTTGACACTACACCAGCAACAGCAGTGTCGTGGTCACGATCATTTATTGTGACTTCTTCCAATCCGCCAAACACCACCACTGTACCAGGAGCATATGCAGCATCTGCTGAATACATTTCTGCCAAGTCAGCTGACGTTGAATTAAAGTTCAATGCTGCTATGTTGCTGGTAGATGTAATGTCACCAGTGGCTCTCATGCGTACAATATTAACATTACCAGTGCCATGAGGTGTAAGCACAATGTTGGCATTGGCTGCTGTGGTTTGAATGTCTAGTTGGGCACTATCAACAATAGCACCACTCAGTATCAGGTTACCAGCAGTGATGTTACCTGTGGTTACTGTCAAACTTGTGCCAGTGATGGCTGCACCTGTTATAGAACCTGTTGCTGATACTAGCCCAGTTGTACGCAAGTTACCACTTTGAATGTTGCCTGTAGCTGATATCAACCCAGCAGTTCTTAGATTGCCGCCTTGAATATTGCCGGTCACACTTGTGGTACCAACAACCACAATACCTACATTGGACACTGTCAGCACATTGGCAGTGCCCGCTGAACTTATCACAACATCGGCATTGTTGATTACTACTACATTACTGGTGCCTGCTGATATTGCCCCAGTTGTGTAGTTTTGAACAAATGTCAATGCAGTTACACCAATTGTAATTGGGTCATTGGTAATCAATTTCCATTGTGTGTCTGCATAGGTTGTGCCTTCGGTGACCATGACAATAGTACCGGACAATAACTCACCAGTGGCATTGGTGTCAGCGGATCTTGCCCAGGTTCCGTCGCTGCCCGAGCCTGTTGTTGTCACAGTGTAGATGCCATTTTGGCTGGCATCGGTCTGTGCAGCAACCAAAACACGATTATTGAGAGACAGAGAGACACCATCCACTACAGCTGGTGCGCTGCCATTTAGAGTGACATTGGTGGTGGTGACTGCGCGAACTGCTTGTTTGTAGTCAATATCAGAAATTTGCGAAGCACGAAGTCTAGTTAATCCCATATATGTCTCATTGTTAGACAATATTTAGTCAAAAAGAAAGGATCCGAAGATCCTTTCTTTAGTTCAAGGTATTGCTACCTATTAGAAACGTCCAACCACAACTTCGATTGTGCCTTCGGCACCATCAAAGTTTTCTAGGGCCTTGCCAATGATTGTACCCGGTGCTGGAGCTGTTTCGGCGCGAGCCAACCCGTTACCAGCAGATACCATCAAGTCACCTTTGCGTACTGTGCCTGTTACACGAGTCGGAACACGACCTGTAAACGCCACTATAGCAACGTGTTCTGATTCCAATCCTTCATTCATGACAAATCCAGGATTGGTAGACACTACACCAGCTACTCGGTGATCGCCGTCTGTGCTCACAGTAACTTCAGCACTGCCACCAAACGACAGCACTGTACCAGGAGCATACTCAGCATCTGCTGTGTACTTCTCTGCCAAGTCAGCGTACTGTGCTGTGGTTGCTTTGGCAAACACTGTATTGAACGTTGTGCCTGAGCTACCAATGTTGCCTACGCCAGTTGATGCACCGTTAACAATGGCTGTGACGGCTGCCCCAGAGTTAACTGTGATTGCGCCACTCACTGTCAATGCAGTCAGTGTACCAACTGAAGTAATGTTGCCTTGTGCCGCTGTGGTCACAGTACCCGCTGTGGTTGCACTAGATGCCGCACCAGTTAGCGCACCAACAAATGATGTACTAGTAACACTGGCTAAGCCAGCAACAGTAGTCACTGTGGCGCCCAATGTCAACGCTGTACTACCCAATGTAACTGCTGCATTTGCCAATCTTGCTTGTGCCAGTGTGCCAGAACTAATGTTGGTAGCACTGATTGAACTAACGTTGGCGCCACTACCGTTGAGTGTAGCAATCACGTTGCCAGCTGTCACGTTGCCACTGACACTGAGTGATGTCAATGTACCAACTGATGTGATGTTGCCTTGTGCTGCTGTGGTCACGGTTCCTGCGGTAGTGGCCGATGTAGCACTGGTTGCACTGGTTGCACTTGGTACAGTACCTGTTACATTGGCACCAGTAATGCTTGACAAAGCAGCACCTGATCCAAAGTGTGTAGCAATCACATTGCCAGCATTGACGTTGCCAGTGACACTCAATGCAGTCAATGTACCAACTGATGTGATGTTGCCCTGTGCCGCTGTGGTCACTGTACCAGCAGTTGTGGCTGATGTAGCACTAGTAGCACTAGTAGCACTTGGCACTGTACCTGTTACGTTGGCGCCTGTGATACTTGACAAAGCAGCACCTGATCCAAAGTGTGTAGCAATCACATTGCCAGCATTGACGTTGCCAGTGACACTTAGTGATGACAATGTACCAACTGATGTGATGTTGCCCTGTGCCGCGGTTGTTACGGTGCCTGCTGTGGTAGCACTTGTTGCTGCACCTGTTAATGCACCAACGAATGTTGTACTAGTAACACTAGTCAATCCAGCTACTGTAGTTACTGTGCTACCTAAAGTTAATGCTGTGCTGCCCAATGTTACACTGGCATTAGCAAGTCTTGCTTGAGCCAATGTGCCTGAACTGATATTGGTAGCACTAATTGACGTAACGTTTGCACCTGATCCATTAAGTGTGCCAACAAAGTTGCCACTTGTGGTATTGCCTGTAACTGCCAAACTGCCCAATGTACCAACTGAAGTAATATTAGTTTGAGCGGCTGTGGTCAATGTACCCACAATACTGGTGCCTGACAGGTTGCCACCGGTGATATTACCAACAGCACTAATACCAAGGCTGCTTGTCCAAACGTTAGCGGTGCTGTTATACAACCAAGTGATGTACGGACTACCAATTGGACCAACTTCAATACCACCACCATTGGCTGCGGCAGCGTTGATTGCGTTGTTGGCATAGTTGACTGTCAAGTCGTTTGTGCTAACAACGTTGGAGTTGATGGTTGTTGTTGTACCGTTAACTTGCAAGTTACCGTTGATCACAACAACACCTGTGTTACCACTGGCTGCTGGATCAATAGTCAGTGTTGTACCCAAGCTACTGATGGTATCAAGGGTAACTGTGATGTTACCAGCGTTGACGTTGCCACCTGTTACGTTGCCAGTTACGCTCACTGTGGTACCTGTGTGATTTGTAGCACTGATGTTGCCACTTGTCACGTTGCCACTGACACTCAATGCAGTCAATGTACCAACACTGGTAATATTACCCTGTGCTGCTGTGGTCACGGTGCCAGCTGTGGTAGCTGAAGTAGCACTAGTAGCACTTGGCACTGTACCTGTTACGTTGGCGCCAGTAATGCTTGACAAAGCAGCACCTGATCCAAAGTGTGTACCTGTTACGTTGGCACCAGTTACGTTTCCACTGACACTTACAGCAGTACCTGTGTGGTTTACTGCACTAATATTGCCAACTGTGGCATTGCCAGTTGCACTTACTGTACCCGCTGTGGCCACATTGCCCACTGTGGCGGTGCCTGTGGCACTGATTGTACCACCTGTGGCCAAGTTGCCAGCTGTCACTGTGTTTGAAACAGATAACAATCCGTTAGTTAGTAAATTGCCGCCGGTGATGTTGCCACTGGCACTTAGACTAGCTGCTCCAAATGTACCTGCTGTAGAAATGTTGCCACCAGTGATGTTGCCAGTAGCACTTACTGTACCTGATGTGGCCACATTGCCCACTGTGGCTGTACCTGTAGAACTTACTACACCACCAGTGACCAAGTTGCCACCAGTGATGGTGCTGGCTGCACTCACTGTACCACCTGAGGCCACGTTGCCGCCGGTGATGTTACCACTGGCACTTAGACTAGCTGCTCCAAATGTACCTGCTGTAGAAATGTTGCCACCAGTGATGTTGCCAGTAGCACTTACTGTACCTGCTGTAGCCACGTTGCCGCCGGTGATTGTACCTGTAGCACTTACTATACCGCCTGTGGACACGTTGCCAGCTGTCACTGTGTTTGAAACAGATAACAATCCGGTGGTCAATACATTGCCACTGGTGATGTTGCCACTGACACTTACAGCAGTACCTGTGTGGTTTACTGCACTGATGTTGCCAACTGTGGCATTGCCAGTTGAACTGATTGTACCACCTGTGGCTACGTTGCCGCCAGTGATTGTGCCTGTGGCACTGATTGTACCACCAGTGGCCAAGTTGCCAGCTGTCACTGTGTTTGAAACAGATAACAATCCGGTGGTCAATACATTGCCACCGGTGATGTTGCCACTGGCACTTACAGTAGTACCTGTGTAGTTTGTGGTACTGATGTTGCCACCAGTGATGTTGCCAGTGGCACTGATTGCGCCGCCTGTTACTACGTTACCGCCAATTACGTTGCCAGTTGTGCTTACTGCACCACCAGCTGGCAGCACCACATTACCGCTGAAATTTGCAGCAGTGATGTTGCCGGTGGCACTGATTGTGCCGCCTGTTATTACGTTACCAGCAGTGATGTTGCCAGTAGCACTCACTGTACTAGTTGACGTTATTGCTTGTGAGTCACTTATGACTGTATTGCCATTAATCTTAATTGCCATCTTCGTTCTCCTTTATTTGTATGAACTCGGCCGAGTCAGCAACCGGTTTCCCGGTTGCTGTTTTTTCTTTTACTTCTTTTTCTTTAGTTCAGCAACTTCTGATCCCAGTTTCTTGATTGACTCAATCAAGAATGGTATAATCATCATGTAGTTCACTGACTTCAAGCCTGTGTCACTGGTTTTAACTGCATCTGGCAACACTTTTTCTACGTCTTGCGCTAACAATCCGTAACTGTGTCCTGTGCCGTTTTTCCAGTCGTATTCTACACCAAACAACTTGTTGATGATTGCTTCCACATCGGTCAGTGGGTTGATGTTGGTCTTGAGAGTCATATCAGACAACGAGTTAACGTTCTGTGCTGTTACATCTCCTGTTGCACTGATGTTGCCAGTTACATTCACACCAGTTGTGGTAAACACTGCAACGTTGCTGGTGCCGCCTACACTGATGTTGGCATTGCCACTGGCTGTTTGAATATCAAAACTGGTTGTGCCGTTCTGGATTCTATCGCCTAGAATGTTGCCACTTAGTGTTGCGTTGCCACTTACACTGAAGTCGCCTGTGATAGCTACTAGATTTGAACTCACTGTCATCACTGTGGCGTTGTTGACCACTGTAGCAACGTTGCCGTTGAGTGCTGTCACATCAACTTTGGAGTTGCCATTGGTGATTGTGTTGCCACTTACGTTTAGGTTGGTCAAACCGCTACCATTACCAACAAACACACCATTACTGGCAATTATATTGCCTGTTATCAGCACGTTGCCACTGTTTTCTGACACTGTAACTATAGCACTGTCATTGGAGTTGCTGATGCTGTTTACACTGGTTGTGGTTGTCAACAGTCTGACACTGATCACGTCACCTGTTGCTGGAGCTTCAGTGAATGTCAGTGTTGTTCCCACTACCGCGTATGCTGTAACTGGAATCTGTGTAACACCGTTCAAGGACACAATTGCACCAGCAGTGGTTCCTGCCTGTGACAGAGTAAACGCTGTTGTATTGCCGTCACCGTTGAACTCGTCGTCAACAATAACCGTAAAGTCTGGAGCACTAACTTCAGTCCATCCGGTGTTGTCGTACACTTCTAGTGAGTTCAAACTTGTGTTGAATCGGAACATACCAACCGCAGCAGTAGCTGGACGTTGTGCGGTATTACCGACCGGGAACAATATTGAACTTGTAGCATTAACAGCTAGCGCGGCTCCTGTGGTCTGTACATTACTGCCAATGCTGACTGTTTCTGTTCCAGCATCCACAAAGAAGATGTTGGCTGTGTTGTTGCCGCCGACAGCAAAGTTCACATCATCCAGTGCAGAGTTGATGTTGACAACGCCGCCTCCTACATTTGTGATGCTATTTCCAGAAATTGCAAGGTTACCCAATGCAGCAGTGGTTACAGTCAACGCACCACCTATGATGTTACCACCAGCACTTATGCTACCAGCTGTGTTAACGTTGCCAAATGTACCTGTGCCAGTTGCACTTACAGCACCACCTGTGACCACGTTGCCGCCAGTGATCTCACCTGTTGCACTGACGTTACCAGTTGCACTGACGTTGCCACTGACGTTTACACCAGCTGTGGTAAACACAACAACGTTGCTAGTACCGTTGATTGTGACGTTAGCATTGCCGTTTGTGGCTGTTGTAATGTTGGTGTTGCCGTTGACCAATGCAGTTGCACTAGTAGCTGCTACACCAGTCAACTGTGAACCATTACCAATAAAGAAACTGCCAACATTTGCGGTGATGTTGCCTACAGCACTTACTACACCGCCGGTGTAGATGTTACCACCTGTGATATTAGCATTGCCAGTGATGTTGCCGGTAGCACTTATAGTACCGCCTGTGGCCAAGTTACCACCAGTGATTGTGCCACTTGCACTAACAGTTGTACTCACTACTGTTGCCAAATTAGCAGTACCTGCTGTGGCAATGTTGCCACCAGTGATATTACCTGTAGCACTCAGTGTCAATGCAGTCAATGTGCCAGCAGTTGAAATGTTACCAAATGTACCTGTTCCAGTGGCACTTACTTCGCCTGCTGTGTAAATGTTACCGCCGTTGATGTCGCCTGTTGCCGAAATTAGTCCAACTGTTTTAACATTACCACCGGTGACGTTGCCAGTTGCACTTACCGTACCAACGGTTGACACATTGCCCACTGTGGCTGTGCCACTTACGCTGATTGTTGCGCCTTCAATAGTTGTCAAGTTGGCAATGCCTGCTGTGCTGATGTTACCACCAGTGATATTACCTACAGCACTTAGACTCTGTGCTTGGAAAGTACCTGCTGTGCTGATGTTGCCAGCTGCCAAGTTACCAACAGCACTGATTGTGCCACCAGTTGCTAGGTTACCAAATGTGCCTGTACCTGTTGCACTTACAGTACCAACAGTTAATACATTAGCACCTGTTACATTGCCACCGGCACTGACTGTGCCTGATGTAGCCACGTTGCCCACTGTGGCTGTGCCGCTTGCACTGATTGTTGTGCTTTCAACAGTTGTCAAGTTTGCTGTGCCGGCAGTGGTGATGTTGCCACCAGTGATGTTGCCTGTAGCACTTAGACTTGCTGCTTGGAATGTACCAGCAGTTGCAATATTACCAGCAGTTAGGTTGCCAGTAGCACTGATTGTGCCACCAGTGTCTACATTGCCCAAGGTAGCTGTGCCAGTTGCACTTATAGTACCCGATGTGGCCACGTTGCCTAAGGTAGCTGTTCCTGTAGCACTGACTGTGCCACTTGTGGCCACGTTGCCCACTGTGGCTGTGCCACTTGCACTGATTGTGGTTGACTGAATAGTTGTCAAGTTAGCAATACCAGCAGTGGTGATGTTGCCACCAGTGATGTTGCCACTTGCACTCAAACTTGCTGCTTGGAATGTACCAGCAGTTGCAATATTGCCAGCAGTTAGGTTACCTGTAGCACTTACAGTACCACCTGTGGCTACGTTGCCAAATGTACCTGTTCCAGTTGCGCTCACTAGGCCAGCAGTCAACAAGTTGCTGCCTGAAACGTTGCCTGCAGCACTTACAGTGCCACCTGTGGCTACGTTGCCACCAGTTATGGTACTTGCAGCACTGACTGTGCCACCTGTGGCCAAGTTGCCCACTGTGGCTGTGCCGGTAGCACTGACAGTTGCCGAGTTGATTGCACCAGCAGTTGAAACATTACCAAATGTACCTGTTCCAGTAGCACTCACTGTGCCACCTGTGGCCACATTGCCAAATGTACCTGTTGCTGTTGCAGAAATCAATCCAGAAATCAGTGCATTGCCACCAGCAATGTTGCCAGTTGCACTTAGACTTGTACCTGTTGCCGCACCAATGTTAGGTGTAGTTAGGGTTGCATTTGCAGGAACAATCAACTGGTTACTACCGTTGACACCAATTGTAGCATTGGCAGTACCGTCAGTGTTGACGTTGAAAGTTGTGCCATCTAGTGACAATGCAGTGCCAGCAGTGAACTGACCTGCACCAGAGAACTGTGTGAATACGATTGGTGTTGTGCCAACTGTGATTGGATTGGCAAGGTTGTTTGTACATACCCAACCTGTGTCAGCCTGTACATTACCTGTTTCAACAAATGTGAACGCACCATACATTTCATTTGCAATGTCAAAGTCCGCTGCACGAGTCAACACATATGCTGTAGCAGTAGCACCTGCTGTGGTCACAACATAGATACCGTTGTAGGCTGCATTAACGCCTTCATTCTTGACCAAAACTCGCTGACCATTTTGAACTAAGTCGCCGTCGATGATCAAGTTACCAACTGCTGTAGCTGTCAATGTTGCACCTACACCGGCTGTGCCGTTGTTGTATGTGTAACTGGGCAGTGCAGTGTATGTGGCCACGTGTACAGATGCTTTTGGATCCAGGCCTTCTACTACCGAATCAACATAACTCTTGGTTGCAGCATCCTGTGCTTGCAGAGGATCTTTAACATTGTTGATCCAGTTTGTGTTGACATTGATGTTACCTGTGCCGTTTGTGAACAGGTCAATGCCAGAGTTGGCAGTGGTAGATCTGATTGTTATGGTGCCTGACTGAATTTCGCCAGTGACTATGATATTTCCACCGGAAATGTTGCCTGTAGCACTGATTCTGCCAGCAGTGTTTACATTACCAAATGTAGCTGTTAGGCCACCAGTGACTATACCAGTTGCACTGACATTGCCACCTGTGTTCACATTGCCAAATGTACCTGTGCCAGTTGCACTTACAGTGCCTGCTGTGGCCACATTGCCCACTGTGGCTGTGCCTGTGACACTGAGTGTGCCAGTAACAGTAGAATTGCCTGCTGCAACACCGCCTGTTGCACTTACCACGCCGGTTGTAATAAAATTGCCACCAGTGATGTTGCCTGTGACACTTGTTGTACCTGTTGCAGTGATGTTGCCAGTTGCTACGTTGGCACCACTTACATTACCTGTTGCACTGACCGATCCGCCTGTACTAACATTACCAGCAGTTACAGTACCTACAGCACTGACTGCGCCTGCTGTGCTGACATTTCCTACTGTGGCTGTACCTGCAGCACTTACTGTGCCGCCAGTGGCTACATTACCTGCTGTGACTGTGCCTGTGGCACTAACTGTTGTACTTTCAACAGTTGTTAAACTGGCTATACCTGCGGTGGTGATATTACCACCAGTGATGTTACCTGTAGCACTTAGACTTGCTGCTTGGAACGTACCTGCTGTGGCAATATTGCCAGCTGCCAAGTTACCAACAGCACTTATAGTACCACCGGTGGCCACGTTGCCCAAAGTAGCTGTGCCAGTTGCACTTACAGTGCCTGCTGTGGCCACGTTGCCCAAAGTAGCTGTGCCAGTTGAACTGATTGTACCAGTTGTAGCCACGTTGCCCACTGTGGCTGTGCCACTTGCACTGATTGTGGCTGACTGAATAGTTGTTAGGTTTGCTATGCCAGCACTAGTGATGTTGCCACCAGTGATATTACCTGTAGCACTTAGACTTTGTGCTTGGAACGTACCTGCTGTGGCAATATTGCCAGCAGTCAAGTTGCCAATAGCACTGATTGTGCCACCAGTGTCTATGTTTCCTAATGTGGCCGTGCCAGTTGAACTGATTGTACCAGTTGTAGCCAGGTTGCCCAAGGTAGCTGTTCCTGCGGCACTTACTGTGCCTGCTGTGGACACGTTGCCCAAGGTAGCTGTGCCACTTGCACTAATTGTGGTTGACTGAATAGTTGTCAGATTTGCTGTACCAGCACTAGTGATGTTGCCACCAGTGATGTTGCCAGAAGCACTTAGAACTGCCGCTGCTGCTGTACCTGCTGTGGCAATGTTACCACCGGTAACATTGCCTACAATACTTACTTCGCCGCCACTGTAAACATTGCCGCCATTGACGTCGCCTGTTGCTGAAATTAATCCGGTAGTTTTAAAGTTGCCACCTGTTACATTACCTACAGCACTGAGTGTGCCGCCTGAGGCCACGTTACCCAGTGTGGCTGTTCCAGTCACGCTAACTACGCCAGCTGTGGTGATGTTGCCACCGGTAACGTTGCCTGTTACACTGGCATTGCCGCCTGTGGTAATATTGCCGGCTATTACGTTGCCAGTTGCACTGACATTGCCCACTGTGGTAAAGTTACCAGCACTAACGGTGTTAGAAATTTGAATGCCGTCAGCATTGGCGCGGATACTTTGTATATCAATATAGATACTGTTGCCAGCAAGGTATAGATCTTTCCAGGTGTTGCTTGCAGAACCTAAGTTATAAGTTGCTGTTGTGGTTGGAACCAAGTTGCTGTTGACTGTTCCTGACACTGTCAAGATGTTGCCCACTGTGACGTTGGCAACCACTGAAACATTGTTGGCCAAGCCAAATGTCAAGCTGCTGGAGTTGCCGTCTATGTTGGCCAGAACCACTGTTGTTTGATTGGCTGTACCTGCAAAGACAATGTCGTCGCCTGGGGTAATAGTTTCAGTGACGTTTCCGGCAGTGATGAAGAAACCTGCGTTGCCACTTATGTTGTCAACATAGTACTTGGTGGCTGCGTCTTGGTTTGCTATTGGCTCGCCCACATTGGAAATAACACTATTGCCAAAACTCACCACGGAGTTGGCAGCCACTGTCAAGTTGGCAATATTACTCTGTGCAGTCACACTCAAGTTGCCAGTTACATTGGCATTCAATGTCTTGAAACTGGCCAATGATGTAATAGCAATAGTGGTATTGGATTCAGCAGTGTTGGTAAATGCTGTTACAAACACGTCGTCGCTTTCGTCCCAGACAAAAGCAATGTTCTCTGAGGTACCGCGTTGACCAATAAAACCAATGTCAACCGATGGTGAACCAGTCTGTGTGGAAGCCAGCAAAATAACTGGATCTTCAATTGTGGTGATGTTGGTGTCGATTGCAGTGGAGTTACCCTGTACTGTCAGGTTGCCCTGCACTGTCAGATTTGATCCATAGGTCAAATTGTTTGCGATTTTTCCCGCAGTGATCGAATAATCAACTAGCTTTGTACTGGCAACAATCGTTGCGTCAGTTATCTGATTATTCTTAATTCTGGTCACAGCCATGTGTTTCCCCTTTTTTTATTTGTTAAATCCACTGGCACCCATGCCGTGGATTTGAAATTACACGTTATTTACCGAAACCGTGAGAATACACACTGAGCAGTTCACTTTTCAGTGTGAAAAAAATTTGTGGGGGATTGCTGTTAGATTGTGCTGATATTTATCAAACTGGTCAAAAGATCCAGCATCACACAGAGATTTTGGTCATCCGTGTGAGACAAATACTAGTATTTTGTGCAGACCTGGACCACAATCTTCCAGTGCTTTTCCAATCACACAGCCGGGTCGGAACAGAGAAAAATCCAATGTTTTAGCATGTCCGGCAACTGTTGATGTGGTCAACACATCGCCTTTTGATACTGGTCCCACCACACGACAGGGCACCTGTCCGGCCAAGGCCATTGCAACTGTGACATCGGGCAATTCAGTATTCATTAGATATGCAGGCAGCGTACTCACTACTCCAGCAGCACGATGGTCTTCGGAGTTGACACAAGCAGTGACTTGACTAGTGCCGCCAAACACCAACACAGTTCCAGGCGGATAGGCTTGATCACTGGTGTATTTTTCTGCCAAGTCAGCTGATGTTGAATTGAAGTTTGCTGCTGCTATGTTGCCTGTGGTACTGATTGCATTACTACCCAGATTGGACAACAATGTTGTGACATTGGCGTTGCCGTAGCTAGACACTACGTCAGTTAACTGGCTACCATTACCAATAAAATAACTACTGGCATTCAGTGTGATATTACCGCTGTTAGCGATTCCACTGTTGCTCAAATCTAAAAAATCGCCTGAAGGGAGTTCTTGGACGCTATTTCCACTTGCTGTGTTAACGATTAACGGAAAACGATTGGCCATGTTATATTCCTGTCACATATTTATGTATTAATTGGTACCGATATATTTCCAGTACGGCCAACTATACTCAATATGCCATTTATAATTGGTGTATAATACGTTGCCACTCTGCCAACTATCCAGAGGTTTCCGCCGCTGCTGCTCGAAGTTATTCCAGTCAGCTGACTACCGTTGCCAATGAAATAGTTGCCTGTAATATTACCAGTGGTCTGCAAGTTACCTGTACTGGGATTGTATCTAAGACCAGGATTGTCCACGTACAAGGTATTGACTGCACCAGTAGATGCAGAGGACATAGCAATAAAGTAATCGTAATTAGCGGCAGTATCCTCAATAGATAAGTTGGCAACACCAGTGGCACCTGTAACACCAGTAGCACCTGTTGGCCCAGTGGATCCTGTGGCACCTGCTGGACCAACATCAGTAATATTGATAGTGCCTGTCATGGCTGCATGATTCTGGCAAACATAGTACAATGTACTTGGAGCATTATATGGCACAGCAAATATTATTGTACCAACTTGAGCTCCATTATTGGTTACTCCAGTATTGTACACGTTTCCAGAACTGTATGGGGCAGCAACTGTTTGAATCCAGAAAGGGTGTCCAGTTGCATTCACATCGAATGCATATGTGAATCCGCGCAGTAAATTTAATGTTGGATCATTTGCGCCATCAATTACATATGCACTAAAGCCACTGGCTGTCACAGTGTAAATTCTTGCGCCTGTTGCACCTGTAACACCAGTAGCACCTGTAACACCAGTTGCGCCAATTACGCCAGTGGCACCTGTAACACCAGTGGCTCCAGTTGCGCCAATTACGCCAGTGGCACCAACTATACCAGTTGCTCCAGTTGCGCCAGTTACGCCAACGCCAGTTGCACCTGTTGCACCTGTTGCACCTGTTGCACCTACAACACTTTGTAATCCGGTTAATTGTGATCCATCACCGAGAAAATAGCCCGCAGTGACATTACCTGTGGTTGATATAGGATTTGATCCAAATGCTGCCAAGTTAGCTGCCACATTGGCGTTGCCATAACTTGATATTGCTGTAATACCAGTCAGTTGACTACCGTTGCCAATAAAGTAATCAGCCACAATGTTTCCATCCACATTGACCACGTGGGCAGGACTCGGTTGCAGATCAATATTACCTGAGTTGGACACCGATACCACAGCATTTCCAGCACTGTTTGTGATGACAGTAGTGGTAGTAATTCCAGACAAGAATCTCACTTGGATCCAGTCAGAATCTTCCGGCACCGTAGACATTGTCAGTATATTACCAACCACAGAATAGTCCATGTCTGGAGTTTGATTAACACCGTTAATGGTCAACAGCACACTAGAAGAAGTTGCAGTCTGATTCAGCGGGTAAACCAAGCTGTTGCCATCCGGAATAATTGTTTGATTGGTAATTGTAAATGAGTTACCACCACTGCTGGCTGCGGCCCAGCTGTTGCCGGTGTAAGTTTCTAAATTTTGTGTAAGAGTGTTGAATCTAACTGTGCCAGTGGCTGGGCTTGTTGGGCGTTGGTTTGTATTGCCCGACGGTATAGTTAGACCGCTCACACCGGTTACAGCAACCAATCCGTTGCCAGTGGCAGTCAGGGTAATGTTGCCGTCGGCTAACGCAGTGGATACAGTGGTATTGGCTACAGTTAAATTGCCAATTGTCACATTACCTGGGTTGTTGGTGACACCAATAGCACCTACATACTCATAGCCCGAAATATAAACTACATTGCCTGCTGTCAACACTGTGGGGATGGTTTCACCGATGAAGTTCAGTACACCGGCCTGTGTATCAAAATAGTATTCGCCTACTCCGCCAATACCGGCAGAGAATATCTGTGTGCCAGTTGCTTGAATGTTAGCAGCACTTGTGGGTCCCACATAGACTTTTGGCAACCATGTAGACCCAAATTCTTGAGGAATCCAGTATGACACATTTGATAACCAAGTGGGACGTATGCCGCCTACCGGTGGTACAGTGGTGTCTGCCGAACACTGTACAGAATTTGAGTTTACACGGGCATTACTAATTCCAGCAATTGCACCGGCGGTCGCAGTGATTTGGTCAGCTTGCATCCATACAATATCGCCACGTAGAAATGCTGGTGATGCTATACTTTCGTTTGACGCACTCTTAGTTGCGGCATTGGCAGTTTTTGCAACACCTTGCAGTTTCTTAAACAGTAAGTCAACATATTGTGCGATTGAAATGGCCATCAGTTACTCGCTGCTTTGAATGATAGACCAGTTACTGATTGGCCGGATGTGAGTGCTATTCTCACATAGATTTCTCCAGTGGCAGTGGTCGAACTGGATACTGTACCAAAAGTACAGGTCTTGCTAACACTGGTTGTGGAGACGTTTGGAACCACTACACCGCCTAAACTGCAACCATCAGATCCATTGCCAGGTGCGTTGATGCCCGGATAACCACTACCAGCATATGCAGTGGTCATGTCGATCCATCCATTGGCACCAGAACTGGAATCAATTGCCGATCCTGGCAATGCTACCCACATACCAGCCACATTGCCGGCATAGGTAATGTCAAACTTACTGACATCGGTTCTCACAAACTTGATAGTGAAATACTGTGTGCCAGAACGACTTGCACTTAGATTGGGCCCAGCAGGCAAGTAGCCAGTGGCATAGTTGGTTTGATCGTGTTTGAGTACGCCCTGAGATCCAGTGCCCACTACAGTGGCATCATAAGTTTCTAGAGTTGAACTTTGGCTGTTAAAATTTGCTTCGCTGCCAGTGTACACTGGAGTGTTTCCGGAACCAGGATTTATGATACGAACAGCATTGCCTGATCCAGTACCAACACTGGTGACCACAATGTTGCCTTCGTCGACAGCAACAGCAGAACCTGATTTATACAATACCGTATTGCCCAATGCTGTGGTCAATGTCAACGTACCTGTACTGTAGCTGTTGTTGACACTCATACTCGGACCGGTTGAACTGCCGCCAAAACCAGTGGTCACATTGGCAGTGGTTGAAAATGATGCACTTGCAAAACTTCCCAGCACGTTGCTGCCAATATTGCTGGCATTGTACGTAACTGATGCCGGGGCTGCAAAGCTGCCAGCAGCTGAACCAGATGCCAGTGTGTTTGACGTTGGGTAAGTATTGCCGCTGATGTTGGCCACGTTGGCGCTGATTGCAAATTGGGTAGCATTGGTATAGTGCGGAACAGTACTGCTGTATAACAGTGTAGGCGAACCCGGAGGTGTCATAGTGCTGCCGCTAAAACTGGGAGTGGCAGGGCTGCTGTTATCATAGTACCATACTGGAGTGTTGGTATTGCCTACAGCAGAATCGGCTATGTAAACTTCGTTCCATCCAGCCAAAGCAGCAGTGCCCGAAACAGCAGACGAAAACACATACCAGAATCCGGCGGCAATATTTGCGTTGGCATTGCGGTAGTCAAAGTTATTGGTTATTACCAAGTTGCCGCCGTAAGTACCGTTGGCAGTGGGTGTAGCGCCGGTGTTCAAGGTCACATTGCCTACTGCGGCTCCGTTACGCACAGCAGTGATTACACCAGAATCGCCTGGGCCAACTGTGCTGATAGTGTTGGTTGAATAGGTGGCAGCACGAAGCACCGTAGTAACAGTGGCGCCGGCTGCAACAGATTTATTGGCAGCTGGCGTGTTGTCCACCTGTGTGATGTTGGCCATTCGATATGTGGCTACACCTGATATTGACAGTGTCTGTCCGCCGGGAAAATTGGCAGGTGCTGGTGGTACTAATTTTCCCAACACAGTGTTTAATTGAGTGATACCATCAGTTACAGTGGTAGTTGTGGTCAATGTAACAGCGTTGCTGACAAGATTGCCTAAGGTGTTGGTTCCCATTGGAATAACATTGCCCACGACACCAACTTCGCCTGCTGATTTGAATGACAAGTTTCCAGTGCCGTCTGTGGTCACCAAGTAATTTAATGCGCCGCCGGTGATTGTAATGTTGGCAATAGTACCCAATGCCAGCTTGCCACTGGCAGCAGAAATAGCGTTGGCTGACAGTGTTACTCCGTTGCCAGTGACATTGCCACTGGCGCTTATTGCGGCAGATGAAATATCGGAGACTGAAATATTACCGTTTATGTCCAGTGCTTGTACTGGTGTGTTTTTGTTAATGCCAACTCTACCGTTGACAATGTCAACAAAGATGACTGGAGTATCTGCTGAGGTATCTGAAATTGCCAGGTTGGCACCATCTCTTTCGAGATTGTCCTTTAACATCTGTCCTGCAATTTTACTAATAGCCATCGATCTTCCCTTGTAGGGTATTTAGTTGATAGAAAACAATCAAGTTGTGCTGTGAATCACGTTGATTGGAAGGTTCGACGGTGGAGCACTGGTGAATGTGATGTCAAATCCGCCGTTGACAGTGTAGTTGGTAACAGGTATTTGATACACACTACCAACAAACACAATGATCTGTTGGGCTGTAGCTTCTGGTACTGACATGGTGAACACTGTGGTTGTTCCGTTGCCCACAAAGTTGTCAACCGTATACGCAATTGACCCTCCGGCAGACACTGACTGCCAAACAGCACCGTTGTAAAATTCAATCAATCCTATGTCGGTGTTGAATCGAAATTGCCCAAACACAGGTGCGTCCGGCCGTGTGGCTGACGATCCTGTTGGCATTACCACAGATGTACTGCCAGAGTCAAGCAGACGATTTTTGATCCAATTGCCCATGTTACACTGCGATTGAACTGACTGTTACTGTAACGCAATTTGCTACGTTGGCCTCAACATCTATTAGGTCACCGTTGCTCAGTACCAGTCGTTCAGTGGATACAACATAACTGTCGTTGGCTGTGAGTTCTATAAGAGAATAGACCATATTATTATTGCCGGCGCCAGTGCTGTCGCCGCTGTCAATGATAAACAGATTGAATGACACTGTTGAACCAGTGGTGTTACAAAGATATATTGTGGTGATTGCTTGTTGACCAACTGCTTCAAACACTGTGGTTGGAGCTGTGGTTGTTAATCGTGTATTGGTGATTGCCATACTGTTCCTTAAAATATAAGACTAAAAACGATTGCCTTGGATTTGCTTATCAGTTCATCCTGTTCCGTAGTGGATTTAAAATATAACCCAGTACCACCGGTGCCTTCGGCGTTGTGATACAGCGCAACTGCATTGGCTGTTGCTGCTGGTGCAGTCACTATGTTTCCGTACACTATTTGACCAGTGATGTTGACTTTGGCATTGGCAACATCAAAAGTAAATGCACTGTTGCCAGCAAATGCATTGGCCTGATTGAACTGTATTGAATTGGCAGGAAGCCCAGGATTAGTAGTTACATTGCCACTGGCAATTGGTACATAGGGCGATATTGGTGCACCTTCAGCATCAACACTGTCACTAATTTCCCAATCGCTGCTGACAGTGTTGAAACGTAGGCCTGCCCAGGTTGTGGTTGTTTTTTGAGCCACCAATCCCATGCTTTGTATAGCACCGTTGTTTTCGTAGGCCACTGTGATGAACGGATCAGTCACACGTAGTTCACTTGAATCAATATAAGTGATATTGCCAACTACATCAAGGTTTGCATTGATGGTCATTAGACCAACGCCGTTGGCCACTGTGATGGTGTAGTTGTCGCTGGTATTTTTTACTGTAGCCATTTAGAGGTCCTTTTGATTATTTATCCGCATTACAAAGGTGGCCAAATCCTCGTGTTGTACATTGATAAGTTTTTCCAATTCAGGCAAAGGTGCAGTGGTTGGGCCGCATACTCGAACAAACTCTACAGCTGGGAAATCTTTTGCAATGGTTGTTAGCTGTTTTACCCAATTTCCTGTAAATGTGGGCCGGGCATCAGGAGATTTGTAGAACTCAGTTCCAGCATACACATTATTGAATTGATTGTTACTGGTAGGACCCATGTCAAACCCTAACAGATAAATCCTAGCATGATTGGCCAATGCTGCCAGTCCCGCTGCGTTTGGTCCCGAACTAAACCCATAATACTGAGGCGGTAAAGCCAGCGCACCCAGGCCAGCAATGGGTTTTCTTGTGTAGAATGTGTGCTGTGCTGAATAACCGGTTTCTTGTATCTGTGTAGCAATGGGGCGATCGCAGGCCACAAGAACATCAGGTACAAACTCTCTGTAAAGAGCATTGCACCCGTATATTTTTCCTAGTTTTTGAATCTGTTCTAACGGAAGTCCAGCTCTGCTGACGCCGTTTCCCAACACAAATGCCACAGTCATAAAAAATCCCCACGATATTTAACCGTGGGGATTGCAAGTGTCAAATTAAGATGTAATTTTTTCAACTTGAGCAAGGCCCAGTGTGCCATTGCTGTTTTGTGCTGTGCCAGCCCAGGTTGCTGTTTCGGCACCACTCTTGGTAAATGTGCTTTCGTCTGTGAAGAAGTTGGCCACATACTCAATGTCATTGACGACTTGACCAGGATTCCAAACATCTCCAGAATCGGCATTGCCGCCTGTGGCACCACCGTTGAAGTCTTGTGCAAATTTGTTGGTCAGCTTGCTGATATACACTTCTGTACTGTCGCCGCCTACTGCCATGGCAATACTCATGTTGCCCACTGTTGGAGTGTTACTGTCTGTGAGTACACAATTTCCAACCAACAAACCAGTACCGTTTTGTGGATTAGCACAAACTGCTGTGCAAGTGAAAATTGTACCTGCTATGGCACCAACTGGAGCACCCATTTGTTGCCAGTTTGTGGTATCCAATGTGAGAATCATATAACTTGCGCCAACTACAAATTCTTCATCATTAAGAACAGTACTGTCAACCACTAAGAATTTGTGAGAACCTTTTTGACGTATGATTTGACCTGTAGCAACACCTGCACCTGTTCCATCTGGTAGTGCAATGTTTACTTGGCAACTGACCACTGGGTAACTTGCGCTTGGTGAACTAATAATTTGAGCGCCGCCCACCACACCTGTGAATGGCACTGTTGTTGATGCAGGAGATGGTAGAACTACTGTGTTTGTGTCCATGCTGGTTGGTGCGGCAAATGGAGGATAACCTATGTCAACTGGCACAGATTGTGCTGTTGTGCCTTGATTGCTGGGATCATAAAAGATTCCAGACATAGGTGAATTTTTTGCTATTTTTAAAGGACGACCCATTTTGTTTTCTCCTTAAAGAAGTCCGATGCGGGTTCTAGCCGCTACGCAGGGGTCTTAAGCCTGCATAAAACGCATGATTGCGTTGACAAGTATTTATGCAGTCATGATATTTTAATGCCTGCTGAATAACATGTAAATATTGTCATGCAAAACACAGAACAACTCATTGCTCAAGGCAATGCCTATAGAGAACAACACCTGCCCGAACAGGCCCTACAACAGTACGCAATCGCACTGACCAACGACCGTGGGTCAGCTGGCGCATTCAACAACTACGGCAATGTCTTGCGTGAAATTGGTGATCCTGTGGGTGCTATTCCATTTTTACAGCGAGCCATTCAACTGGATGCCAGCAACATAACACACCATTTTAATTTGTCAGTTGCGTACCTGGCCAGCGGAGATTATGTGAGAGGATGGCCGGCCTACGAAGCGCGGCACAATTTTGAGCATCTTCGCGGCACGATACCCAATTATCCGTGGCCGGTGTGGCAGGGCGAAGATCTCAAAGACAAAACAATTTTTGTTCGCGGTGAACAAGGTCACGGTGATATCATCCAGTTTGTGCGTTTTGTACAGAACTTAAAAAACATCGGAGCCACTGTGACAGTACAGGTAACCGATGCAATGATTCCGTTAATACAGTCCAGCGAATTGGGTCGTGGTGTTCGAGTAATCAGCTATGCTGAGAACCCAGGCGACACCTTTGATTACTGGGTGCCAATGATGAGCTTGCCCGGCAAGCTGAATGTGCGTGTGGATAACTTGCCCACTATTATTCAATATTTAAACCCCAATCCTGCATTGGTTGCAGATTGGCGCAGGAATCTAGGAGCCAAACTGAAACTACGTGTGGGATTTGCTTGGTCAGGTCGCAGAGACAGTTGGATCAATCAACACAAATCCATGCCGTTCGAGACCATGATGACCTTGATTAAATCAAATCCTGATTATGAATGGTACAACCTACAAGCGGATTGCACTGCCGAAGAAGAAGAACAACTAGTGTCAGCAGGAGTACGCTGTTTCCCTGGTGGTGTAAAACACTTTGCAGACACAGCCGCATTGGTCGCAAATCTTGATGTGGTTGTAAGTGTGGACACGGCTGCTGCACATCTTGCCGCTGCGCTGGGCAAGCCCACATGGATCATGCTGAACAACTATGCACCGTGCTGGCGCTGGTTACTGAATAGAGATGACACACCTTGGTATGCCACTGCTAGATTGTTCCGTCAACCCAAAATAGGTGACTGGGCTAGTGTAGTTGAAAAAATCCGTCTACACTTGAAACTGTTTAAGATTTAACAGGTTGCAGTTGTACAGGCACCACTGGTGCCACAGGTTTGGGTTGTGGTAATCCTAGTGTGGTACCGATCGGGCTTGGGTGTCGCTCTGGGAATAGTCCTGAATATTTTATTTGTGCTATCATATCAATATTTATACTCAACAAAAAAGCGCCTTGCGGCGCTTTCTTGCTTCTTCCCATCCCTGAGATGAATAAAATATTAACTGAATGACAAGTTTTGAACAGCAATCTCGCCAACGTAGTCAGCAGCGTTACCGAACGAACTTGCAGTGTTTGTCAACTCTACGAAGCCATAACGAGTCATAAATGACACGACTGGTTCGAATGTAGTTGGGTCAAGAACAACACCACTACTCATTAGAGGAATGTATGGGCAATAGAATGCGGCTGCATCAGCCTCACTAGTACCTTTGTAGCCAACTAGCACGTTAGCAGTGTCGCTAGCGTAGCTGTTAACAAACACACGCATTGCGCCGTTCAATGTACCGACAAACTTGGTGTTTGTTGGTGCTTCGAATGTGCCTTCTGTAGTGCGAGCAAACGCACTAGTAGTTGCACTTTGCAACACTGTCAATGCAGCTGGACTTACAACAGCCCAGTTACCAGCGCCACGACGTGTACGCTGAGCAATCAAGTTAGCTGTGCGGTTGATCAACACTGCCAAAGCAGCGTGTTCGTCACCCACAAACGTAGCAGTACCACTAACGGTAGCTTGGTTGTATGTGTACTCAACAGCAGCCAATGTGCTCAAACTCAAGAGAATCTCTTGGTCAATTTCAGCTGTAATTTCTTGTGCCAGTGCAGCCATGATTTCTGCTTCAACGTCAATGCCGTGCATGGCTTGTGCGTCTTGTGCAGATTCAAATGTCCAACGAGCTTGCAACTTACGTGTCTTGGCTTCAACTGCTTGCTTCAAGATCTGTACGGAAATTTGCTTACCGCCGTTACCTTCAAGCGTTGCTGTGTTAGCGCCTGTGTAAGAAGATGTGCTTGTTGTGTCTTTGCCAACTGTAGAGTATGCAGTAGCAATGGTGAATGGACTCAATGCTTCTTGACCAGCTGTGACGCTGGTTGCGGCTGCTGAGTTATCAGTTAAGTTACCAGCGTAACGCACACGTAGAGTGTGAATTTGACCAACTGGGCCTGTCATTGGCTGAACGCCTACCAACTCGTTAGCGATAACTGTTGGCATTACACGACGAATAACTGGCAGAATCACACGGTTTAATGTAGCGATGTTGCCAGCGGCTGTGGAACCAGCACTTGCGTTTTCTTTCAAGTACTTACGTGTATTCTCAAGAATAACGTTCATACTGGTGCGCTTAGAACCGTTTAGACCTTCAAGCAGTGCTTCCTTGGTCTCGTCCCAGCGACCTTCTAATAATTGTTGTGACATTTAATGTCTCCTTTAAAATTAATTTAACCCTGCCAAACGCTTGATGTCGATAACGTTGCTGTTGTCAGCACTGTCGTCTTCAAATTGGCTACGGGCAGATTTATCGCCAGTGACTGTGGACACGGATTCTGTGATTACTTTTGAGGCTTTCACAGAGCGGTCGGTTAGAACAGCTGGAAGATACTTTTCAAATGCGTTTTTCAAACGTGATGTTTGTACGCTTTCGAGTAAATTACGCATGACATCTTGCTTCTCTTTGTTAAGAGGAGACAACAATTCGTCCATCACGTTTGCACGTTGGTTGGACTCTTTGATCATTCGTATTTCACGCTCTTTTGACTCGTTAAGAACTTTTACATTCTTAATAAGTTTGATGGCTTCGGACAATTTTGCATCTTTTTGTGCAATTGTGTTGTGTAGTTTACGTACTTCTGCTTTCTCATTGAGATAGGTAGCACCAAATTCACTTGCATATGCTTCAAAGATTCGACGGCCAAAATTGTTCTCACGAGCAACTCGGATGTCTTCTTGTAATTGACCAAGTTCGGCCTTTAGATGACGGCTAACAGCTTGACTCATTTTCTGTGCAGATTCTGTTACAAATCGCGCTTTCAATGCTTCCAGTTGACTACGTGCTTCGCGAACCAAACGAACTTTTGTTTCTACAACATCACGTTTGTCGGTTGCGAATTCTTGAATTTCACGAGCCAAAGCATGCACAATAAAGCCTTCTAGTTTTTCTAGTCCTTCATTGTGCTGCTTGCGGTCTTTGCGCAGTTCGCTAATTTCTTCAGCAAGTTTGGTGACCATAAAGTTGTTGAACTTTGTAGCACTTTCATTCATCTTGCGTTGAAACTTAACGCGGTCTTCAACTAATTGCGCTTTTTCAGCTGCAAGAGTTTGAATCTCTGCGGAGAGACCATCTGTTACCATACGATCCAGGGCTTCCACCATCACTGTTTTGTCATGTTCATAGCGTTGTGCAAACTCTTCACGTAGTTCTGCACGAGCTTGTTCACGAGCTTCAACCAGCTTGGCTTCCCAAGCTTCGTTGATCTCTTGACGAGTTTCCTCGGTGATCAAGTCGCTATCAAGTAACGGTTTAATAGCATCTAACATGCTTATTCCTCCCTTATTTTAAGATCTTTGATCAGCTTTACTACTTCACTTTTCAAATATCTTTGTACCTTGTTGTCCGCGCCGGCTTCACGTGCCACTTCCAATAATCTATGTCCGTACTTCATGTTCATGAGGCCTTCATAGATTGCTGTGGGATATGCATTTGGAGCACTAGGTTGTGCAACTACATCTACAGTGACTATTTCAAAATCACTGACATGTCCTGTCCTGTCGTCGACGTTTCCGGATCCACGACTTGAAACACCTAATCTAACACCGCTGTCCAACATGGTTTTGACCAGTTGACCCATTGGTGTTGGTAATATCTTTAATTTTCCATAACCGATAGCACCGTCGCACCACATTTTATCAATCATGTGACTCACACGGTCTAGGTTAATTTTAAGATCATCCGGATGATCTACTTCTCCCAATACCGAATTGCCACTTTTAAGTTGTTCATTAATAGTGCCAACTGCTTTACGAATTTCGTGAGCAGGGTATATTCTTTCATTTGCATTGCGTTTATCGCCTTCAATGCAAATCCCTTCCATATAAAGGGTTTTACCAGAACCATCAGGAGCATCCTCACTCAGCAGTTTTACCTGCGCTTGTGAGAATGTCAAGTGTTCTTGTAGATAACGAGCCATAATCTCTTAGACTGGAGATTTAGTGTTTACGCCTGCGGCCTGTGTTGTCACTGGCTTGGGTGCAGCACCTTGCTTGGGACTGGTTGTCATGCCCATGTCTTTTACAGATGGAGCAGGACGACCTTGTGCAGTGTCACCAGTCATTTTAACTGGACTTGCAGCCATACCTTTTGCACCTGAGTTATGTGGCACTATACTTTTGGTGTTGGCACCGTTGTCGCCCATTTTAGCAGGAGCCACTTTGGTCAAACTTACAGCTTCCATCATGCCCATTTCTGGCATAATTTCAGATGTGTCGTCCATCTCGATAGCGTCGCCGCCAGCATCCATGTCAAATTCTTGTTCTTCTTCGCCGCCTTCGCCGCCCATCATGGCTTCAAATTCAGCCATTAGTTCGTCTAGCTTGTCTTCAAGATCAACCACGCGGTCTTCAATGTTGTCTTCGCCTGAACCTGCGTCACTGTCACCTTCGATGTCTTTAGTAAGATCATCACCGGCTTCTTCTGCTTCGTCGTCAAACTCAGCATCCATGTCGTCTTCTTCGTTCATGCCTTCTTCTTCAGTTTCAACGTCAGTAATCAAATCGTCGGCTGCATCGCCGTCGTTTTCAACACTTTCGTCAACTTCTTCCTCGTCCATCAAACTTTCGTAGATTTCGCGAGATTTCTCAACTACGATGTCATGGAAAAGTTCTCTAGCTTTTGCTTCTTCGTCGTTAATTACAAATTCAATTAACTGTTCAAATTTTGATGTCATATTGTTTCCTCCAAAAGGTTATGGCTCATGTGTATTACTTACATAAAAATAGTAATATGAGCATATTTAAGCGTCAAATATGGTATATTTGACTAATTTATGACAGGGTCAAAGGCCAGGAGGGGCGGCCGGGGGAGCATACTGCTTGCGAATGTCTTTGAGTTTTTCTTTGTACTCAAATGTTCTTACGTCGTTCATCTGACGCAGTTTATTTAGTTGTCTTAGTGTCAAACGAGTTTTGCGCAGCTGACCTTTTTGAGGCTGGCTGTTGTCTTGCGCAACATCTTGATAGCCTTCGGGTTCACGCTGGTAAAGTTCGTTTAGAATCATACAGGTATTTATGCCGTTGGTGGCGGAGGAACGGCTGTGGGTGCTGTGCCAGGCCCAGGCGGTGCACCAGGTATGGCACCGGGATCAGCAGCACCAGCTGGCGGCATGGCTGCAAGTTCTTCACCGGTGGTAATGTCTGCTTCCATACCTGCTGGGGTAATACCAATACTACGCAGATCCTGTCCTTGAGTTGTGCTGAGCTCAGGCTGATCGCGCTCTTCTTTCCAGAGTTTTTCGTTTTCCACAATTTCTTCTTGACTTAAGCCTAGATAACGTTCCATCAAGAAACGCTTGCTCATGTAGGGCAACTGCTCCAGTGTGCTGAATGTGCCAACTCTACTGGTGTCCATTTCGGCTTGACGATAGCTGGCAAAGTTCTGCGGAGGACCCAACACCACGTCAAAAATACCGTTGTCAATATTGAATCCACGCCATTTCATGAACATCTTGAATTCATCATCCAGCTTCTGCATGATTAAACGCTGTAAACGTTCGCAATATTGGTTGAATCTATACTCTTGTATCAGTGCTGTGCCAACTTTTCCGTCGTTCATTGCACGGTCACTGTCGTCAGGGCCGGTGGGCAAGTAACTGCTGGGCACACGCAGTCCACGGGCCATTTTGTTGTTGAAGTACTTCAAATCGTCAATTTCGCCCAGTCCTGTACCGCCGGGCAAGGTGTCTACGCTAGAACCGCGACCATCAGCTGTTTGTGGGAAAAAGTAGTCTTCGTTGATGCTGAGTGGATTGTAGGCAGCATCCATCAGGTTTGCACCGCCACCGTTCACTGTGGGAATTCTGCGCTGATGCATTTCGTTTTTTACACGTTCCACAAAGGCCATGGCCATGTGGCTGGGCATGTTGCCCACGTCAATCTTGAACACTCTGCGCTCAGGCGCACGACTCACACGATAGATCAATACCGAATCTTCCAGAAGTTCTTTCTGCTTGTAGACCTTAAAGATGTTTTCCAGGATACTCTGTCCAAACGGCCAGAAGTAATCAAGTCCTTCGTTTAGACTCAAATGCACCACGTGCTTGGCATCAACGCAGGTTTCGTTCATGGCCTGTGCAAATCTGCTGTTGCCTACTGTGCCGCCGGCGCCACCACCTGCACCACCACTGGGACTGGAGTAGTTGGTTTGTCCTGTGCTGCCAGTACTACGGCTTACATAGTAGTCGCTGGTGGTTTTTTGTGCAATGCTGAGATTTTGAAAGTTTGGGTTGATGTCACGAATGATGTACTGTTCAGGACGCTTACCTTCGCTTTCATTCACAATCACTCTACTGACCTTAACCATGTCGACCCAGTACATTTCAAATGTTTCTGGGTCACGTACAAACAGTTGATCGCCGTACTTGATGGTATTGCGGAACAGTTTGAACATGCGCTGATCCAGCTTGTTCAGCTTGGTCCATTGTTGCAACTGTTTTTTAATAATTTCTACTTCGTGGTCTGTAGGCGTTTCTTTGAATGTGATGTCAAAAGGAGTGTTGTTGTCGGTATTGTTCTGTGTGCTGAATTCTGCAATGATGTCCAAGCAGGCATTGACTTCACTGTCAAGATCCATGTTTTCGTACTGATTATAACGTTCAATACGGTTGGGATGGCCTGAGTACACTTCCGGCAGTCTGCTGGCATAGTTGCGAAATGCAAAGTCATTTCCAGTGCCGGTGTTGTTGGTATAGCCGTTTTGTCGATCGTAACCGGGCATGCCAAATTGACCGCGACCTGATATCGGACTCAGTTGACCATTAGCGTCACCTGCGGCCACTTTAAAATACTTGCGCCAGCCGCCATTTCTACCGTTTCTCACTGATGAATCAGCCATTTACTATTTCCTTTAGCATACACAATATTTACCGTGATTACTGTGCATACTTCAATAACTTCTCTGACACGCCCAATTGGTTCTGCATTATGCGTATCAACTCATCCATTCGGCCCAGCTGTGCAAACATCACATCCATTTGTTCGGTATTTTTAGCAGTTTCTATCGGTATTGATTTGCCGTTGGGCAAGGGCACCACTGCTTCGTTTTGACCAGCTTCACCTGCCAACACATTAACACCACCTGGCAAGGCCGGCACTATGCCGCCGTTCTTGGCCTGAAACTGAGCTGGTACTGCTTCATTTGCTAAAGAACCATACGCTGATGCTTTTTTAAATTGTTCTTGCAAATTTGAACCTGCTACATCAAAATCTGATTTTTTATGTCCCAATCCAGCAACAGTGTGTAATGCATATTTCAAAGCCTCGTTTGGATCAGTCATTGAATTTAGATCTTTCAATGCATTGGCTTTGCCTCCCCGGGTCATAAACATGTAGCCTGCTAGAGCAGCGGCAGATGAATTAAAATCTGTGGCCACTTGGTCAGGATCGTTTACAAAATCTTTACCTACTTCTTTTCCAACTTTGTCGTAGACCGATCTACCTGTTAATTGAATAAAACCACGTCCACGATATTTGTAAGCATCTCCAGGATTTTTATTTGTACTTAATCCACCATAAACATAGTCAAAGAATGACTGATCTCCTTTGCTCCAGGCTTCGTTTAACGCACTGGCCGGAACTCCGGTTTTTTCAAATCCTTTTTCTTTTGCTACTCTACCGCCAGGTTTTAGTTGCGGGAAAACTTTCCAAATATAATCTAATCCTCTGTTGGCTAGTGTAGCCAAATAAGCAGTTGCTCCAGATTCTTTAGCCTGTGGATTCAGTCCTGATTCCTTGGCAGCCGTTTGAATAATTGCCCTCTTTGCCAGCGCATTTGTGATGCCATATTTTTCTAATTCATCAGCTAGTTTGCCTGCGTTGCCAGACATAGATACTTTTTCTTTTTTGCCTTCTTTGTTTTCTGCTACTTTTTTTCCTGTGGTAGGTGCGGCAGGAGCAGCAGTACCTCCTCCGCTTGGTATCGATATAGGTGCGGCAGCCTGAGGTGCGGCAGCAGCAGGAGCAGCAGCGGCCCGAGGAGTAGCAGCAGCAGGAGCAGCAGCGGCCCGAGGAGTAGCAGCAGGTGCAGGTGGTGCGGCAGCGGCAGCAACAGGGGCAGGTGGTGCGGCAGCGGCAGCAACAGGGGCAGCAGCAGCCTTAGGAGCAGCAGGTGGTGCGGCAGCGGCAGCGACAGGCGCGGCAGCAACAGGCGCGGCAGCAACAGGCGCGGCAGGTGCAGGTGCGGCAGGTGCAGGTGCGGCAGGTGCAGGCGTGGCAGCAACAGGTGCAGGTGCGGCAGGTGCAGGTGCGGCAGGTGCAGGTGCGGCAGGTGGTGGAGCAGCAGCTCGAGGAGCAACAGCAGGTGGTGCAGATTCGTCTCTCTTTTTAACGCTGACCCCTAATTTTTCAGCCGCTTTGGTCATTGTATCAATGGTTTTGTCAGTAGCAGTGGCTAGCCCTTTCATGCCTGCGGTGACCTTGGGTATGCCTGCGTTGACAAGATCTTGAAGATTATCACGTGATTTGCGATTTTCTTCTTGAATCTTGGTTATATCCTTAGTGCCTTGGTCATTGACTTTTTGTTCTTGTTTGGCTTGCTTCAGGCGTTCGTCCATGAGGCCGCCTTCAAGATTTGCACGCAACCTTAATTGTTCAGTGTACTTGAGAAAAGTTGAATCGTTGACACCCACTTGTGCCATTTGATTTGCAGCGTCTTCGTTTCTTTTTAGATCAGACAACATTGCTGTCTGAAATTCTGTAACAGAGAACATCTTTTTACTTGCTACTGCGGCTGCTTCAGGCATGGTCAGCAGTAGTTTCTTTGCTTCAGGGGTGTCTAGTGTTCCAGACAAGATATTCAAGAAACCTTTGCGTGTTTCGGGTGCTTGGTCTCCTAGCCATTTTTGCGTAGCGTCAACTGTCTTTATTTGTTCTGCGGCAGCAAGGTCACCCATTTCTGCACGTTTTTTTAATTCTTGTCTGTAGCCAGCAAAACGTTCTTCTGCCATGGCGCTTTCTTCCAGCGCCTGTTGCTGTTCTCTATTTTTGCCAGTAATTTTGGCCAGCAAGTCTATTTCTCTAATGTAATTAGAAGCTGCTGCGGCCTGTTCTTCAGAAGTCATTCTCTGGCGTGTGCCGTAGAGAGATTGCATTTTTGTAAAACCAGCAATACCTTTGTTGATTTCGTCAACACTGATACCCATGTTGCGGAATTCTGTCCCAAGATTACTCTGCTGTATGGCTTGTGCCACACTGGAAATTTGATCAAGTCCTTGGGTTGCTGTGCCACCAAAATGTGCCAGCGTCTGAGAATTTTCTTTAACAATACTAACAAACTTGTCCAGTTCTTCAGTACCGTAGTTCATGCGTTTTAAATTATCATAAACTCCTTGCATGCCTTTGGCGCCAGCAGCACCCATTTCGGACATGCGTTGATAATTACTGTATAGTAAATCTGCTTGTTTGTTTACAGCTTGTGTGTACTCACTGGCACCCTTTACCAGTGTTTTAAGAGCGCCGCCCACATAAGGAATCAATCCAACTAGATCGCCCAATGCGTCAGTGACACCGCCAATGCTTTTGTTGAACACACTGGCGCCAACTTCCCCGTCGTACAGTTGTTTGGTAAGACCCAGTGCCGATGTACCTAGACTATTGAATCCTTTGGTCATTGCGGCTGTGGCGCCTTTGGCACCCACAGCCATGTCTATCAGAGCCATTCTGGTTTCGACTGTGGCTTTACCAAAGCGTTTTATCTCATCTGCTTCTCGTGCTTTGAGTTCTGCGATTTCTTCTGGGGTGTATGCATTTGCCATAACTATATTTATACAGGAAAACCACATGCAAAATAACCCATTAACACAGTATTTCAGACAGCCAGCGGTGTATATCCGTCTGCCCAGCGACGGAAAATATTATCCTGATGGTGCATTGGCCATGCCACCTACGAGAGAATTGCCGGTGTATCCAATGACTGCAATTGACGAAATTACCTATCGCACACCCGATGCATTGTTTAACGGCAATGCTGTTGTCAATGTTATCAAAAGTTGTATTCCTGCCATTCGAGACCCATGGGCTATACCTGCTGTGGATGTTGACACTATATTGGTTGCAATTCGCATTGCCAGTTACGGACACAACATGGAAATTTCAACCAGATGTCCAAATTGCAGTCACGAAGCAGACTACGGACTGGATCTAAGAAGAGTGCTAGAAAACATGCGAGCACCAGATTACTCACAGCCAATAACTGACGGCGATCTTGAAATCTTTTTCAAGCCCATGACTTACCAAGACCTCAATGCCAATAATCTACGCCAGTTTGAAGAACAAAAAATTCTACAGGTCTTACCGGGCGCAGACATGCCCGATGATCAACGTATGAGTGCATTGAGTGCAGCATTGATGAAAATTACAGAAATCACTGTGAATGTTTTGGGACAAAGCATCAAGGCTGTCAAAACACCTGCTGCACTTGTGACCGAACGTGAGTTCATTGAAGACATGTTGAAAAATTGCGATCGAAGACTGTTTGCCAAGATACGTGATCACATTGTGGAAGCCAAGGCCAATGCTGAACTACAACCGGTGACCTTGCAGTGTGCAGAATGCACCAAAGAATATCTACAGGCCATTACATTGGACATGACAAGTTTTTTCGCGGACGCCTCCTAGTGCTGGATTCTGATCAAATTTCCAAATGGGTTGATCAGTTAGACAAAGAAAGCAAGTCCATCAAACAAGAGGCGTTAAAAATGGTATGGTACATGCGCGGTGGCCTATCATATGAAGCTGCACTAAATCTCAGCTATGAAGAGCGTAATTCAGTGTCTGACATTATCAAAGACAATTTAGAAACTACTAAAAAATCAGGACTACCGTTTTTCTAAAAATCAACCATGGATATCGAACAAGTTAAAAAAGATATAGAACTGTGGATTGCAAACTTCCTAGAAGTTCCGCATCCAGCCCTGGGGGGCTTTTCGCCTTGTCCCTACGCACGGTCAGCACGAATAAAGAACAGTTATGCAGTGTATCTTGGTGCAGATCCTTATTATGATCTTAAACACCGTGGCCGACAGGGCATGGGCGATAAAGAAGTTGTCATCTATGTGTATGATCCTCAAGAATGGACGCATGAACAGCTGGCTGGTAGCATTGAACTGGCAAACCAAGAAGTTCTGCTGCCTAGAGACATGTTGGCCTTGGAAGACCATCCTGCAGATGTGGAAATGGTCAACGGAGTATGCATGAATCAAGGCACTTATGCCTTGGCTCTGGTGCAGAGTCTCAGTGATCTAAACACCAAGGCTCGACTCATGGCCAGCCGAGGATTTTATCATGACTGGCCTGAAGAATATCTAACCGGCCTGTTTCAGCACAGACAGGATCCCAGAACATGAGCTACCAGTTTGCTAGAATTGATTTAGCTAAGACCAATTACAAAATCAATGTCAAGTGGGAGTATCTGCGCACACCCAACATTGCTGAGCTGAATCTGATCTATCGAGACTACTGCAAATACAAGCACTTTGCATCGGTGATGCCGATATTTGACAGCAGGTACACAGACCCAATGACCGATGTGATCGGCTACTACGATGTGGATCGTTTGGTGGCATTTTCACTGATACGGCGCTACGACGATCACAATGCCTTGTGTGATCAGTTTGCATGGAATTATAATAGACCCAAAATGAGATTGGGTATCGAAACACTACAAGCAGAGTGTGCAATTTACAAAGATCGCGGATTTAGATACTTGTATCTTGAACAGGCACATCTATACAAGTCTGACATGGATGGCTTTGAAATACTAGGACCACTGGAGTAATTATGGACATTTATACAATTTGGGCAAACAAAGAAGGTGACATTTCTGATATTGACTGGGTCACAGGGATGCGGAGTTTTTTTGATCATTTGGTATCTGAGGGCAAGATGGAAAACTATCGCATCACTAGATGCAAGATGGGGTTTCGTTCAATTGCAGATATGCCAGAATGGATGATACTTATGGAATTTAAAGATATGGGTCAAATGGACTCAGCATTTAAACGTGTAGCACCGTTGGAAGGCGAACTGGAAGTCAAACACAAGAGCTTCAATCAGTTTGTCAGTGGTGATATTCAACATGCCCTGTTCCGTGACTGGCCCGACACTTTTGAATGAAAACCATAGTTTTAATTGCCTTGCAGGCTGAAGCTCCGGGTCTACGGCACATGATGAATGTGTTTTATACCGGAGTTGGCAAAGTAAATGCTGCCATGACTGCGGCGCAGGTGATTGAACGATATCAACCCGATCGTGTGATCAATCTTGGCACAGCGGGTGGCATAACAGTTGGGCCCGGACTACATGAATGCAGTCATTTTGTACAACGTGATATCCGATGCCTGGGGCTAGGATGCAGCAATGGCCAAACACCATTTGAAGATGATATTATCTTAACCACTGGCACAGCAGGACTCACCTGCAGCACCGGCGATGACTTTGTGATGAACCCAGAGCTAGACATTCCTGCAGATCTAGTAGACATGGAAGCCTATGCCATTGCCAAAGTCTGTCTGCGTAATCGTATTGAATTTCGTTGTTTCAAGTACATCACTGATCAAGCAGATCACTCTGCTCATACCTCATGGCAACAATCTGTTTCTCAAGGCCAATCATTCTTTGTTGCTAAACTGCAAGAACTTGGCGTAACCATTTAAGAACTTCTGCGAAGTTCTATTGACTTCGCTCTGCTCGTCAATTTTTTCTTTGTCTTCTTCTTTAAGTATTATCTAGATTAACTGGTCATAATTCACCGTAAGCACGGTGAACGATGAGCCTAGCATTATCTGAGTAGCCCAGTCATCTATCATAATGAGATTGCAGTTTCCTGCGCGGAGGCGGTTGACCGGTACCCCCTACTCAAGCTTCACATATCAACGGAACCCTAGTAACCCGATGTAGATCCAAGTCCTATAAGCATGGGTCGTATCTTTTTCAACGGAGCCCAAACCATTTGTTGCCTTAAGTTAGCAATTGCCTTTGACGCCCAAGAATCTGAATATGGTATCTCACATATCCTCAATGGGGTTGGGCCATGTCACCCAACACAGTGTCGTTAATGCTGCCTTACAGTTTGTTTATAATGTGTGAGCCATGTACACGCACTTGTATATGGCCGTTGTAATAATCTCGTGATTCTAATACTTGTCTTGCAAATTGTTCCCGTGCCTCAATGTAACTGCATTCGCTTTTGGATTTGCAATAGTAAAGTATTTCTCTGGTGAAGTTTTCGGTGCCTAGTTTTTCGATGTCCGAAGTCAATTCTGGGCTTGACCCATAGTACTCTCTCCAGTCTGAGTCGACCTTTGATCGTATCTTTTTCTTCTTCTTTGTGCCGTTTTTAAGTTTGACAGTGCGTTGCGTTGTTTTACTAAATTTTGCTAATTTTTTGCCTATGTACTTGCGTCCAGAAAGATTATTTGTAATCAAATAGACAAAGCCCACACAATCGTCGGGTAGAGTTTCTATCAGTTGATTGTTGTAGAACCATGTCATGTAACATAGTTATCGGATCACCAGGCAGTTGCATAATTTTTATCTACCACTGAACTCTTGCACTTGGTCTGGCATTCCTGCCATTTAAATGTTTGAAATTCTGTAGACCAAAATGTGTCTGCCAGCACAGTTGTTAAAGTTTTTTTATGTAGATCAAAATTGTTTGCCAGTTGCTGCCAGTCTGAATTGTGGCTGTATCTATTTGCTACCCAACAGCAGGGAAATAACCTACCGCGGGCATCAATGTACAAGCCTTTGTTGCCTATCATGCACAACGGAGTAATGCCGTTGCTGCTTTTAATTTGATTGAATAATTTAATGTTGGTAGTGGAAATTGATTCCACTTTGTCCCGTGGTGTCAAGGCAGTGAACTCACGTTCAAAGCGATGTGTACTGCTGATATATTTTACACTGGGTTGTAGTGGATCGCTGACCCCGTAGGATGGATACACACTGCCAAACTTGGTGCTCTTGGTCAATTGAAATCGATCAACTCCCACAGTGTGTGCAAACGCTTTCATAGTGTCCAAGTGTTCTTCGTTGAACTTGAATGCAATCGCGGCCCAGATAATTTTGCAATCACTTGTGGCTCGCAATGTTTTTAGTCCTAAAATGATACTGTCGTAATCACTGTTGATGCGATATATGTTATTACTGTCGTTATCATACCCGTCGATGCTGAAATGTACACTGTCATTGGAGTCTAACAGTTGGCCCAACTGTGTCCACCATTGAACTTTCTTATGTGAGCCATTGGTCACGATCACAATCTCTACCGGCTTGATGCTTTTGATGTATTCTATAACCGGGATCAAGTCATGTGCATAGATGGGATCGCCGTCGTCGCCACAAAATGTAATTTTCTCTATATGTGTTTGTACAAACTCTGGAGTAAAGTTACGTTTGAAAAATTCCAAATCTAGTTCTGTGTTGACAAGGCCGTTGGGCACTTCCTGCCGAGAACACCGGGGGCACCGCAAGGTACACTTGCTGGAAATCTCAATATGAAAATGCCAAGTTGCTAACATAATTCTACTGCTCGTTGCCATTGCTTGCTAAAACTAGTCTCAATATCGGTAGTACCACAAGCATCCATGCAAACAATATTGGGTTGAATGCTGGTCCAGGAGTTCTTGACTTCTTCAAAGTCTGTTACAAAATCTTTTTGTCTTGACCCCAACCAACAGCACGGACTTTCTCGACCCTGTGCATCGATATATGTACTTTGTTCATTGAGTGCATGACAGTTTATTTTTGTGCCTTGCACGTTTGGCAGCTGCCAACCAATGGGCTGTTCTAGGTTATCTGTAAATCCTCGTCGACTGACCTTGGCTCTAAACCATGTAAACCCCATGTCTCGTGCCAACTGCTCACATTCATCCACTTGGTGTTGATTGTGTCGATAAACCAACATGTCCCAGTGTGCAGAACCTCCGGCTGCAATAAACGCTTGTGCGTTTTGCATGAGCTTGGTCCAAGAGACATTTTTACGATACACATGATTGGTACTTTCGAGACCATCAATTGAAAATACCACATAGTCTTGGGATTGATTGAACATTGTGCCCAGTTCATGCCACCAAATTGTGCTTTGTATGCTGCCATTGGAGTTCATGCCCAACACAATGTTGGGGTTAAGTTTTCGGAATTCTCTATAGATGTCCAATGTGTACTTGCCAGCAGCAGGATCACCATACACTCCACACATGAACATTTTGTCCAGTTGTTGGATTTTTTCTTGGCCAAATACCTTGATGATTTGACTCATTGAAAGATGATGTTGAAGATCTTTTCTAAAATTTTGATCTGTTTCGCGAGCACACAAAGCGCAGGCCGCTTGGCACACATCAGTGGGCTCTAGGTGTAGAACTTTTATATCACGCAAGGTCAACATCCGTGTTGTAACTAGTAAAGCCGTTTTCTTTGATCACTTTGAGAATGTTCTCCACACGTCCAGCAAGCTCATCTCTGTGACTCACGAGCCAGATTGACTTGTGACGTTCACGACTCATTTTCTTCAGCAAGGCCAATGCATTCTCCACGCCTTGCGTGTCTAGTCCATTGTCAATCAGTTCGTCAATAAACAACAGGTTGATTGGGCTGTATAAACTTTCCCATACATCGCGGAATGCCCAGCTCATGCTCAAGATCAATCGGTTACGTTCGCCACGACTCAAGTTGTCAAAGTCCAACTCACGACCCAGTTCTTCAATGCTTACAGTTAAATCATTCTGGAACTTTACAGTGTGTGGTAATCCAATACGATCCAAATAGTGTGTGAGTCTTGAATTTAGGTAACTCAAATTCTGATCAATGATCTTCTTGCGAACAAATGAATCTTTTGATGTCAACAGTTTGAGTAAGAAGTCTTGATGCTCTTGCAAGCGTGTGAGTTCGTTGAGTGCATCATAACTCACAGTCTGCAATGCCTGGTGTTGCATTTCGGCAATTTGTTCAGTATAAGGATCTTTCTCTTCACCCTTAGTGGCAATCTGTGTCAGCAAGGTGTTCATACGACCGCGATGATCAACAGCTTGTGCTTCTGTATCGTAGTGTGTAACAGGCGGTGTGCCCGCTTCTACAGGCGTGTGCTCTGCCAGCTGTTCGGCATATGGGTCTGTTTCTGCACGTTTGGCATCAATCTTGTGCTGAATGTTTTCCAGTTCACTTGAATGACGAATGGCTTCTGTTTCTGTTCGGTAGTGTGTGGTAGGTTTAGCACCCAAGGCACCTAGTGCTCGTAATGCATCTGTATTTTCCATCCACTGACCGTTGGTAGCCAGTGCTTGCAGTGCGGCTTCTTGTAGGGCTTTTTCTTTAGTGGCCAACACTGTTTCGTGATTGGCGTCGTGAAAGTCTTGCCCACAGGCATAGCACTTGTGATTTTTTAACTCTTCAATTTCGGTCCGAAGTTTGTCAATGGTCTTTTGTTCTTTTTCTTCGTCAACTACACACCTAGCAATCAGCTTCTCAAGCTCAGCAATGTCCTTGGCTTGTTGTGTGTGTGCGGCCAAGTCCACGTGTGCCTGTAATTCTGCCTGAATATCAATATGACTGAGATCATTGTAAGATGATTCTAACTCTCTAATGTCTCGGTCTTGTTTTTGCTTCCATGCAGTCTGTCGACCCACAAGAGCAATGTATGCGTCTTGCTGTTGTTTTCTTGCGGTCCACACAGCTAGATCTTTGTGAGCCAGCAGTTCTACCTCAATATCAATTTTTGCTAGATCATCATATTGTGCCACAAGGTACGCAACATCACTGTCGTACTTCTTCTGCCACAGCACTTGTCTGCGTTTCAAACTTTCGATCTGTTCTTCAATGCGTCGGTTAGCTTCTTGTTCTGCACGGATACGGAATTCTTCTTGACTGACACTGTCTTTGGTTTGACGATTGAGTTCTTTGATAGCATCTGCACGTTCCGAAAGCAAGGTAATGCCCAACAACTGTTCAATGATATTACGCTGGTCGTTGGCCTTCAAACTCAAGAATGGTTCAGTGTAGGTGTTCAAGGCCAACACATGTTTGAACATGTCGTGACTCATGTTCATAACACGTTCAATGGCATCCTGTGTTTCGCGACTGTCACCTTGTGCTTCGTCTGTGGCCACTTGAGCTTCGTTGTTGACATAAAAACGCAATACGTTGGGTTTACGCCCACGCTCAATCTTGTATTCTTGACCGTTTACAACAAAGTCCAAACTGACCAACATGCCTTTGCTGTTGGTTTTGTTCACAAGATTATCCTTGCGAATGTTGCTTAATGCTTGTCCATACAGGGCATAACTCAATGCATTGATGATTGTGGTCTTGCCTGTGCCGTTGCGCGAGCCATCGCCACCTAAGTCTAAGTTCTCGCCCAGTACCAATGTAAGGTCGTTACGGTTAAAGTCAATACCTTGTGTAGCATTGCCCACACTCATAAAGTTCTTAACAGTTAAATTTTTAATTTGGATCATGGTTTATTTTTTACGGCTTCCTGGTAATGTCGATACAGCATGTTTTCAACTGCATCAATTTCGCGACTACTGCGCCATTGTAAGTCGATGCTGGGCATAATATACTGCTTGATAAAATCAAATGCCACTAACGGAGTAGGTTGTTTGATACCTAATTCTAACTCACGATATTTGCTTTTGTACCTAAAATTATTCATGCCCTTGAATGGTTCGTGACAAACCCAATTGGCATCAATTCCGAGATACTCACTATCATCCACAAGCATGAATCGATAATCAATATTGTGATGCTCAAGTAACATTTTAGCATACTCTACAAATATTTGCGATCGCATTTGGTGCTGTTTGACAGATATATACCGTTGGTGGTATTCTTGAATGGCCTCAGTCTGAGACCCACTGCTAATCCAAAATTTATTGTTGCCACAATCTGCCACATTGTTGTGGTACACTTGATCACTTGCAATAACATCTTTCCAAAATTTAGAATCAAGATGGGCAAGAACTAGATCTAATCTATTAGGTTTTGCCCACTGTATCATTACCACGTCGGCAGAATCAATATTATTTTTTAACTGATTAACAATAAACTCGTTGCCGGCTCCGTACCTACTACAGTTATTGAGAGTTACACCCTTGGTCATCAAATTAATAATTTCCGGCCATTTCCAGTACTTGGTGTACCACAACGGTACTGCGACACTATCTCCGTAGCCATCTGCTATTGTTAATAATTTCATTCAACTAACTCTATGATCTGTTTGGTATTAGAAAAAAAATCAGCAAAATCGTTGTGCGGAACTTCTATTCCGAACTTTAACCAAATATAATAGTAAACCACAGCTTGGGTCCAAACATCTTTGATATGGGTTAAGTCGGTAGACCATTTTGCAAGTACATCACCTACTATGTTTTTGGCAATTACAACTGGATCAATATAAACAGCATTTGATTTCCTCCACTGCATCCATAAATCTTCACACTGTTCTATTTTGACAAAAGAGTTTACAATGTTAAAAAACTCATCATAATTTTCATATAATTCTTCTATGTACAATGCACTGTCATCTGTGGATCTCCAGGCATGTCTTAGATCATGATCACGTAAAAATAAAAAATACTTTTCTCGTTGTGCCCACGGAGCACTGGTGTCCCAGTTATCAGTTGGCAATTGTTTGTCAATGCTACTTTTCATGGTTTTTTCAATCATGGTACGAGCCACCACAGGCCAACTGCGGTCAGAATAGCAAATTTTAATAATTTTTGAGTTAGGAAAATTAGACTTGAATTGAGTTGATTCGCTATTGATTCCGTTGTCCACTAGCACACAATAATTTTTATCGTTGAGAAATTCTATCCCACCGGGCCAGCATTCTTTTGAATACTTAGGGACCACTAGATCAAGATTATGACTATTGCCGTTTTTGGAAAATCTCAGTTGATTCTTTGGTCTAACAAATCCAATACCGTGAAGGGTCAGCACAGCATTAACAAAGTGACCAAACCCACCACTGGGGTACCAAACACAATAAATCATAAAGTCTGATAAATCTTTAGCAATAGTTTGTTATCGTAAAACTCACTCTCAATATTGGTAAGTTGGTCTGTGACAATTTGATCCACTGACTCAAACTTTACTTCGCCTGGCGCCATGTCTGTATCTACGCCGGCTGCCTTGTTTGGAATCAGAGCCATTTCTCTAAGACTGTATTCTTTGATGTAGGTCTCTTTGATAAAGTTGGCTTCTTCGTACGAAATCTCAATGTCTAACTGCACACGAACATGCATGTCTTTTGCAAGTAAAGTGGGTGCATTATCAATAATGTTGCTGAGCCCCAGCACACGATAACGCGGTTGATCAGGCCAAGCATGAAACGCTGGTTCCTGGCCCCATTCTAAGATCATCATACCACGCTCATCATCGCCAGCGTCGGCATAGTTGTGTGGAAAGCAATTGCCAATGTAGGTAATGTTCTTTTTAGTCTGCCGCTTGTGAAAGTGTCCAGTAAACACATGTTCAAAGTTGTTGAAGTCTTCTCTACGTACTTCGCCGTGGTCCGGCATCTCTACCATGGCGTTCATCAAGTAACCGGGCAGTTCAAAGTGCCCAAACATGTACTTGCCTGTTAGTTTGGGAATACGCTTGTAATCATCTCCGCAGAGCCAAGGAGCGATAACCACGTCGCCACTATTAAACCAATTGTTACATATGACCACATTCGGAAGATGTTTAGCCCATTCCACGCTTTGTATATCACGTTTATCGCGATAATATAGATCGTGGTTGCCAGGGATAAAGTAAACAGTGTCAAAATTTGCATTCATGTGCTCCAGTGCTTGTAGGCTGTAGTTCAGTGTGACAATGTTCAAACTGGATCGGTTATTGTGCCAGTCGCCCAGGAACAAACAGGTTTCACAACCCTCTTCGCGAGCCTTGGTTGTGGCCCATTTCACAAAAGCCAAACAGTCTTCGTTGTGTAGTACCGAATTCGACTTGAGTCCAAAATGTATGTCAGTAAAGACCGCAGCTTTTTTAAAAAGATTCATACAGTATAAAGTAGTTTTTTTAATTGTACACTATTTGTCGGAAACATGTCAAGCTCATAACAGCGAATTTCGTAGCCCAGGTTTCTCAATTGCCATTGTATCCAACTTTGACTGGGCAAAGGAATGTCTGTCCATTCAAACATTTGATTGTTCAGCGTACAGTCAACTATGCGGTGACACAATTGATCTTGAGAAAGATGCTGTTGCAGTGACAACATAGTATGGTGGAATGGAACAAGATCACCAATGTCCTTTTTGAATTCCAAATTGCAAAATTCCTGTAACTTCAGCAGAGTCAATTCAAAATCATACAACAGTTGGTTAATCAATACCAATTGACATCGTGGGTGATTCCATCGGTCTGGGTGATACCATTCCACTTGGTCCTCCCAGGCCGGCATCAAGTTAAAACTGAGTATTTCTCTCTTTATCCAGACCGGTATTTGATCAACAGGCGTATCTCGTTCAACTGGCCAATTGCTGTACAAGTTGTCAGCAAATACTGGATCTAATAATCGCGCACTCCACCAATCTAACCAAATTTTTGAATAGAAGTTGTTTACATTTAACAACACCGAATCGTGGCCTGGATACAGATATATAATTTTTTCTGCAACATCCAAAATTTGATTTAAATTATTATCTAGTACTTCGTGTTGGTGATTTTTTGGATGCAGCCGAACAAACAAACAGGACTTTTCTTTGTTGGCAACTGCTTTCCATTTAGAAGAATGTATGTTGCCCGCACCACTCCCAAATTGATGGCTGTTTCCGTTTGAACTAAACGGGGCTATAATAGGATTATCAGTAGTTAAGGTAGTGAGTACCCATTCGAGATAGGTACCATAACTTCCACCGTTATATACAATAGCAATGGTCATGGGCTTGTAAAATTACACAATGTTGTTGGAATCCAAATGGGTTTCTTCCACTGGCTTGTCCACAATGTAAGTGGTAACAGTAACTGGTCCACTCAGAGCTGCCATGCTGGCCTTCCCGGAATTTTGACGTGTCCAACTAGGGCTAAGTCCGTTGATTTCTAATATGTCATCGCGGATGTTTTGGCTTTTCTTTTCCAAATTTAAGATGCGAGTAAAGCTGTTGGTGATGGCTGCGGTGTAGTAGGCAAATGGATTTTGTGATTTTGATTCGTCGAATTGCAATCCAATTTGACTGAGTTGCAGCAAGGCCTGGCCGCGCATTTCTTCGTTGTAGGTGTAGCCTCTCCAGTTTGATCGTGTGGCATAGCGTTCACACAGTTTCATGAACATGTGTGCCAGCTTGCGTGTCATGTTGCCATGGTCTCGGCTGAACACACCAGTTTCTAAATCACCCAGCCAGTGACTGCGGCCTACACAAACACGTTCTTTGTTTTCGTCCAGGCGCCAGTGTTCAAACGGCGGAAAGTTCAGACGCTGTCGTACAGGATTCAATATTACATCATCCAGTAACTCACCTAAGGAATCATCAATTTCTTCTTCAGCATCAAACTCCAATAGATCTTCGAGTTTTTGTTTTTTCTTCTGCGCAGACTTGGGAATCTTTTTCTCTGCCATTGGGATATGATCCCAGCAGGCGATTCTAAACACTAGATCGGTATTGGGAATTTTTACCGGATCCACAATAGTGCCTTCGCGTTTGAGCCGGTCTGCTCGATTCCTACGTGCCTCAGCAATGGTTCGCTGATTGATTTTCTCCAGGCTGGCCAAGATAATGTCATATTGGCTGTCCACAGCAGGATCTCTGTAGTAGCAATAGGTGTTCTTGCTGGCGTGAATTTCTTTTAAAATGTCTCTGTTGTTGAGATAATTAACTTTGGGTGCAATGGGTGCAGATATGGATTTGGTAGGATCCAGGGTTGATATTGTGCGTTTTGTAGCCACAGGCAGTGTCTCCTTGTAATGTATTTATTATAACACTTTTTACTGCATTGTCAACCTTTATCATTATATGACCAGTTTATTTTTGCGATAAATATTGTATAGGAAAAAGACCATGGCAACCACCCCATCACTAACAGCACAGGCCTCACAAGCACAGCGTGAACTTGCTGTCGCGACCAAAACACTGGCAGCGGCGCAAAACACAGTGATTGCAGCACAAAAAGCTGGCCGAACACCTTCTCCTGCGGCACTGGCAGCAGTTGAAGCTGCTACCGAAGCAGTAAAATCCACACAACTGGCTTCAAACAATGCCACAGCGGCAGTGACCTCTGCTGCTGGAAAAACCCCGCCCTCCACCGGTCCTGGTGTTCCTAATTCACTTGCGGCAGCTGGCAACCAAAATGGTAGTGTGAGTCCATTAATCGACCCGGCCAACAAACAACTGCCTTACAATGTGTCAACACCGTCGCCCAGAACAGGCAGCATGTTGAGCAATTCAAGCGGACTATTAGACACATTGGGTGCAGTTGCACTGGGCGCTGCTGTAGCTAACCCATTGGCCACCGCGGCCTTGGCCAGTAGAATTGGGGGTATCTTCAAAAGCACAAAAGATGTTTTGCCGGCCAGCACAGCAGTACCAAAAAGTACTCCTACAGTAAATCCAGCCACCGCCGGCACAGGCTTTGGTGATGATGACACTGCTGCGTTCCAAACAGTAGGACCAGCTGACCCTAACGGGGTGTTGGCAGCCGAAGACGATGCCATTGCACAAAGCGATGCTGATGCATTTGAAAATTTATCACGTGGCCCAGCTGACCCAAATGGAGTACTGGCTGCTGAGGATGAGGCAATTGCGCAAAGCGATGCTGATGCATTTGAAAATTTATCACGTGGCCCGGCTGACAATGGGGTGTTGGCAGCCGAAGATGCAGCCATAGCAGAACAAGCAGCAGCACAAAGCGATGCTGATGCATTTGAAAATTTATCACGTGGTCCAGCTGACCCTACAGGAGTACTGGCAGCTGAGGATGAGGCCATACGTCAAGAACAAATTGCTGCTGATGACGCTGCCGCGTTTCGATTGAACGAAACAGTTAACGACCCTACGGGGGTATTGGCAGCCGAAGATGAGGCCATACGTCAAGAAGAAATAGCTCGCAGTGACGCCGAAGCGTTTCCCACTACCTTGCCCACTGACCCTACGGGGGTATTGGCAGCCGAAGACGCTGCCATAGCAGAACAACAAGCAGCTCAGGGCGACGCTGATGCGTTTGAAAATTTATCACGTGGTCCAGCTGACCCCAACGGGGTGTTGGCAGCCGAAGATGCTGCCATACGTGAGGATCAGATAGCAGCCGAAGATGCGGCACTGTTTGACCAAGTGGCTGCACAACAAGCGGCCGCACAACAACAAGCCACACTGGATCAGGCACGAGCACAAAACACCATTGCTAACCAGCGTAGAAATCCCAACAATGCAGATTGGCGGGTTAAGCTACGCTTGGCACCACAGGCTGATTATTTGTATGCAGCACCGGCACCTGGTATCTTGCAACCTCTTAAAGATCAAGGCGGTGTGATATTCCCCTACACACCTGCAATCAGCACTGCCTACAAGGCCAACTATTCCAGTTACGATCTCACACACTCCAATTACAAAGGTTACTACTACCAAAGCAGTTCAGTAGACGCAGTCACTCTGTCTTGTCCGTTCACTGCACAAAGCACAACCGAAGCCAACTACTTGCTGGCAGTGATACATTTTTTCAAGTCAGTGACCAAGATGTTCTACGGACAAGATGCCCAACGTGGCACACCGCCACCTTTGGTATATCTCACAGGACTGGGCGAATATCAATTCAACGAACACCCTTGTGTGGTCACTTCATTTACCTATACCTTGCCAACAGATGTGGACTACATACGTGCTCGTAGTCCCAACGTCAACAACAGCAACATGCTGAATCAACGGCAAGCTGGCAATGCTCGCTCACCTGGCACTACCTGGGGTGGTGGCATCCTGGGCCCATTGTTTGGCGGCGCAATCAACCGACTGGCCAATGCCGGCCTGCCCAAGGGCGGAAAAACAGCACAACCGGCACCGGCCACCTTTGGACTAAACAGTCCCACATATGTTCCTACCAAGATTGAAATAGCCTTAACACTGTTGCCAGTTCAAAGTCGCCAGCAACAAAGCCAACAGTTTAGCCTACGACAATATGCCAATGGCGACCTACTCAAAGGAGGATTCTGGTAATGGCAACCTACAACGCAACCAGTCCGTATGCTGCCACTGGCTACAGTCAGTTTTTTCTAGATGTCATGGTCAACAGACCCATACCTGCGCAGAGTGATGATCTGCCGTTTACAATCAATCAGACCTATCAGTACAGACCAGATCTCTTGGCCTTTGACCTGTACGAGAATGCGGGCCTGTGGTGGGTGTTCTATCAACGCAATCCCAACACCTTGACCAAGCCACCCTTGGACTTTGTGATCAACACATTGATCTACATACCCAAGATCAGCACACTGCGTTCAGCGTTGGGATTCTAATATATGGCCTATGAAATTAAACGCCAATCGACTACAGGCTTATTCATAGTCGTTGATACAGATACTGGAAAAACTATATCGCGAGCTGAGCTACCATCAGATGCAATTAATCTTGCAATTGAAAAAGGTGCACCAGTAGACAAACAAAGCCTGCTGAATGAAGCACGAGCTGTAGTTGACAAAGAAAATGAAACACAACCGACTCAAACGACAGCCGCCGCAGATGTTGCTACTAGTGATACCGGTGCCACACAGAATCCTGCCACTCCACCTACCAGTACAGGAAGATTAACCAACGATCAAGCTGCCACATTGGCCAGCAATACAGAAACAGGAACCAATCCTCCGGTAAAGACCTTAACAGAAACACAGAGTGTGCCGCCTGTTGCACCTGTTGCACCTACATCCAGCAGTGTTACTGCCACAGAAGGACGCCCAGGCGGTGAACCCGGTGTGGCCACCCCCGGCGATGACGGTGTTACTGCTGCAAACACACAGCAAATTATATCAGCTGCCACTGCTGGCCAAAGTACTTTTGCGCCAAAAAACAATGTGTTGGATCAATATGCCAGT